ACATCTATTGGTAATGGAAGTGCTAACGTTGATCAATCATCTTTCGTTAATGATGGTACTTATGAAGCAATAACATTGAACGATCTAAACTTCTTCCCAGATCCTAAAATGATTTGTTCAGAAGTTAATGAAAATGCTAAATTAGATGGTCAAAAATCATTAACTATGCTTATTGATCTGTCTACCACAAAATCAACACTTTCTCCTGTTGTTGATTTAGATAGATGTTCTTTGATCACAACAACTAATAGAATTAATGCTTGGCCAGGTGGTTCTTCTCCATACGGTCAACAAAGTGCAATTGATACTTCACAAGATGTTTCTCTTCTACCACTAGGTGATCAGAATGATGCTGTGTATATTACAAGACTTGCTCGTTTAATTAGAGAGTCTAGATCAATTAGAGTTGATTTCCAAATGTCCCGTCCACCAGAGGCAGATGTTAGACTTTACTACAGAGCATTTAGCACTGGTACTAATGATGACATCGATTCTATCGGTTGGACACAAATGGATAAACCTCTTCAGTATGATGATTCTCCTAGTGAAGAAGTTCTTTGGAAGGATTATTACTATGAAGTAAGTGGTTTAAACTTTAATGCATTCCAACTTAAGATAGTTCTAAGATCTTCTAACCAAGCAAGAATTCCTTTGATTTCAGATTTACGTGCTATCGCACTTGCAACCTAATGACACACCCTTACGATAATTGGCCAGTGGCAAAAGATAAAACTCCTACAGAAAGACTTCATGATGACATGAGAAGAGAACTAGGTTATGAAAACCCCAGACCTGAAGAAGAAATAGCAGATGCTTATGCTTCACGTCACGAATCAACACCTGACTTTGAGAAAGACGCTGAAGAGATAGTAACTAGGTATGAAAAAATGTATAGAATGACAAGGGGGAAAGATAAAAAAGTTCAAATAAAAATAGAACCAGAATTGGGAGAATATTATGATGAATGAATATGAAGGATTAATCCCAGTTGAAGGAAAGGAGGGTCTCTACAGAGATCCTGATTCCAATGCCATAGTATGTGGTAATGATGATGAGTATGATAAATACATGGCATCTTACAATAAGAGGCAAAAAGAAGCAGCAGAAAAGCGAGCTTTACAAAATGAGGTTTCTGAGTTAAAATCAGAGATGAGTGAAATAAAAACACTTTTACTAACGTTAGTCCAAAACAAAAAATGACAGATGATGCAACAGCACCTGTAGAGAAGGTGTCTCAAGAAACAATGCTCCAACAATTTAGGGAGCGTTTTAATGCTGCAGTAGAAGAAAATAAGCAATTATCAGAAAAAATTAAACAAAATGAGATAGTTGCTCTAAAACTGCAAGGTGCTATTGAAGCGTTGGAGTATTATAGTGAAAATCCCCCAAGTGGATCTTCTCCAGATGAAGAGGTTGTAGATAACCTTGAAACTGTATAATAAATATATGGGGCAGTTACTGCCCCTTTTTTTAATGGCATAAATAACTTGGAAGCATGTTCTCATAGAGTTGTCGTAAAAAATGGCAAATAGAATTCAATTAAGACGTGGTAATGGGCAAGAATGGCAAAACTCTAACCCTATCCTCGCTCAAGGCGAACTTGGTATCGAACTTGATACAGGTCGTTTTAAGATAGGTGATGGTGTCACCCCGTGGAATACCCTTAGATATGAACGCCCAATCGAATCAACCTCAAACACGGCAAATACTCTAGTTCAAAGAGATAATGACGGTAATTTTTCTGCTGCAACAATTACTGCCACAATTATAGGTAATGCTTCTACTGCATCTAGATTAGCAAGTTCTAGGCAAATACAATTAATTGGTGATGCTGGTGGTTCTCAAATTTTTGATGGGTCTGAAAATATTTCTATTTCAGTAGGTTTAAATTTATTATCAACTTTACCTCATCACGATAATACTGATACTGCCACAGGAACTTATACTAAAGTAACTGTTGATGCTAAAGGTAGAGTTATCAATGCTTCAAATCCAACAACTCTTGCTGATTATAATTTAAATGGAACTGTAGAAGGTTCATCTGCACAAGCGTATGATTTAGATTTAGTTGCCTTAGCAGGTCTTACTACTACAGGTTTTATTTCTAGAACTGCTTCAAACACAATGGCAACCCGTACTATTACGGGAACTGCAGGTAAAATTAATGTAAACAATGGTGGTGGTCTTGCTGGTAATCCCACTTTAGATCTTGCAACTACTACAGTAGTTGATGGTGATTACAACACTGAATCACTAACATCAGTATCTGCCGTTGGTAGTAATAGCGAACCTTTTGGAACTGAAACTGTAAACGCAGTTAAGTTTTCAGTTGATGATAGAGGTCGTTTAACATCTGCGACAAATGTACCCATCGCTACTGCTACACAAGGAACAACTGCAGCAGCGTATAATGCAGGAACTACTTATGTTCGTGGTGATCAAATCACTAACGCATCAAAACTATATCAAGCAATAGCAGATATTGCTGCTGGTGCTGGTGCTCCTACTCATTCAGATACAAGTGATGCTGGATCATGGAGACATCTTGGTGCTGCATTATCACCACAAAAAGGACTTGCTTCATTCGATCAAGAAGATTTTGATGTAACTGCAGGTGGTCATGTTACAATGGCTCTTGGTTCTATTGATAATGATCAATTACAAAATAGTAGAGTATCCTTTGCTGACGGTAACGCAGTAGAACATTTTGATTTAGATCAAGAACTTACCGCAACTACAGGATATAGAGGATTCAATAAATTAAATTACGTTAAGGTAAATGATACTTCAGGCAATCTTCTCTTCGGTGCTAATAATACTGGCGATGCTGGTGCTGGAGAGGTTGATATTAATGTAAAGACATTAATCAGTGATCCAGATATTGTGCTTGATGGTGCAGTTGCACAAACATTAGATAAAACTGGTGATGGTAATTTAACCATCCAGACTACACAGGATTCTTCATCTGATAGATCACTTAGTCTTTTTGCAACCAACTTAGGAACTGGCGAAAGTCATTTAATTATTGGTGCAGAGGATAAAGTTACTATCAATGCTACTGATGCTGCAGGTAAGGTACATATAGAAACAATGAGATTCCAAGCGGATCACATTGGTGCTACAGGAGATATATTAATTGATCCTAATGATGACAGAGATGTTAGTGGTAAAGTAACTATTCGTGGTGATCTTCAAGTCGATGGCACAACTACAACAGTTAATTCAACCGTTACTACGGTTGATGATCCTATTATCACTCTTGGTGGTGATACTGCTCCAGCGTCAGATGACGGTAAGGATAGAGGAATTGAATTCAGATACTTTGACTCTCAGGCAAGAATTGGATTCTTTGGTTATGATGATTCGGCCACAGATCTTGGAGGACATTCAGGAGCGTTTACATTCCTCTACGATGCCACAAATACCTCAGAAGTATTCTCTGGAACAGATGGAGGAATCATCGCTGGTAATTTAAAACTTACCACAAATACTAACTCAACATCTAATACTACTGGAGATTTGGTAGTAGCAGGTGGTGCAGGTATCGGAGATGATGTTAATATTGGTGGTTCAGTAGATATTGATACAAACTTCCGTACTCATGGTACAAGTAGGTTTGATGATAATGTAGTATTACAAGGTGCTTCTAAAACCTTACAATTAAACAACGGTTCTGGAACTACTAAGATTGAATTACAATCTACATCAGGTAATGTCACGATGGGTGGTGTTCTTGCTGTAGAAGGTAATGTTGATGTTAATACTAACAAGTTTAACGTTGTCGCTGCTACTGGTAACACATCTATCGCAGGTACTCTTGGAGTGACTCAAGGCACAACTCTTACTGGTGCTCTTGATCTTAATAACAATGCAAATATTTCTGGTTTAGTTCATCTAGAAAGCACAGATGAACCTGATATTCTATCTGGTGCTCCTCACTCAATTCAAAATAATGACTATGGTGCATTAAGAGTAGATGGTGGTGCATACTTTGATAAGGACGTATTATTCAATGGTAACGTATTCCTAAATGGTGACTTTAACCAACAAGAAGACGCAACTGAGAATTTTGGTCTAAGAAACTATCTATCTGTTCGATTTAAACTAAGAACTGGTTCTTTCTCTGCATTTAATCCAACATTCTCAAACTCCAATACTTCTAACTTGAGAGTCTTTGGTGGTGCAGGTGTTAACCAGAACTTACATGTTGGTGCTACAGGAAGTGGTGAGGGATTATTTGTTGGTAAAAAGAATAACAGTGATACTGTTAAGTTCTCTGTTCTTGGTGCAAACGGTAATACCGATATTCAAGGAACTCTTGATGTTGCAGGTGCTTCTGAATTTGATGGCACAGTTGATGTTGATGCAGATTTTGCAGTTAGAAACGGAACGACTGATAAGTTCTTCGTTGATAATGTAACTGGTAATACTAATATTGAAGGAACTTTAACTGCTGATGGTCATACTGAATTAAATTCAACACTTAATGTTGATAATAATACAACGCTTGGTGGCACACTAACTGTATCAAACAACTCTGAGTTCAATGGAACTGTAGATGTTGATAATAACTTTGCAGTTAGATCAGGTACAACTGATAAGTTTACTGTTGCCTCTTCCACAGGTAACGTAGCAACTGATGGTACTCTGGTTGTTGAAGGTCAAACAACTATAAACGATTCTCTAATTGTTGATGCTGCAAATGAACTATTATCTGTAAGAAATGGTTCTGCTGTTGCAAAGTTTGAAGTTGACACAGACAATGGTAATACAAATATCATTGGTACATTAACCGTTGGTGATGCTACACAGATTAATGATACATTTGGAACATCTGGTGTTAATACATTCACTAACAACACAGAGCAAACTCTAACAGGATCATATGCTGCTGATGGTTCTGCAAGATTTTCTGGTGGTATTGGCACAGCTAAGAACTTAGCAGTTGGTGGCGGGACAAGAGTATATGGCAATACAGAATTAACTGGTACATTAGATCTTAACAACTCTGCAGATATTTCTGGTGCTTTAGTAACTCATGATGATGTTACTATTACTGCTGATAATAAAGAATTTGCTATTCAAAATGGATCTGGTGCTGATAAATTTACAGTAGATACTGATAATGGTAACACTGATATTCAAGGAACATTGGATGTTGCAGGTAACGTAACTGCATCATCTGACCTCACAGTTACAGGAAATCTTACAGTCAATGGAACAACAACTACTGTCAATTCTACGGTTACAACTCTCGATGACCCTATTATTACTGTGGGTGGTGACACAGCACCAGCGTCTAACGATGGTAAGGATCGTGGTGTTGAGTTCCGTTATCACGACGGCTCTGCTAAAATTGGGTTCTTCGGATATGATAGATCCGCCAACCAGTTCGCATTCTTAACAGATTCAACAAACACATCAGAAGTTCATGCTGGAACAGATGGTTCTCTTCGTGCTGGTAGTTTAAATCTTACTGCTGCTGGCACTGCACTTGATGTTGATAACGACGCTAACATCGATGGTGCTTTAACAGTTGATGGTCAAATTGTTTCTAATAAATCAACTGGTGCTCCATTCTCTATTGCTTCAACTACTAAAGTTGCAAACTTGAACGTTGACTTGCTAGATGGAATGACAACTGCAAGTGCCAATACAGGATCTACAGTTGTTAATCGTGATGCATCTGGAAACTTTGCTGCAGGAACTATCACTGCAGCGTTAACAGGTAACGCATCTACAGCAACAACTCTTGAAACTGCAAGGACAATTACTGTTGATGGTGTTGTCAATGGTAACGTTTCATTTAATGGATCTGCTGATGTAACTATCACTACAACATATGATGATGCTGATATTACTGCACTTGCTGCAATGTCAGGTACTGGTTATGTCGTAAGAACTGCTGCAAACACCTACGCACAACGTACACTTGCAGTTACAGCGTCTTCTGGTATTACACTCACTAATGCTGATGGTGTTGCTGGTAATACAACAATCAACGTTGCTTCTTCAGATACGAATGCTGCTAACAACTTAGTTTTACGTGATGGATCTGGTAACTTTGCTGCTGGTGTTATCACAGCATCACTAACTGGAAATGTAACTGGTAATGTGGAAGGAGATGTAACTGGTGATGTAACTGGTACTGTCTCTAGTATTGCAAACCATGACACTGATGCATTAACAGAAGGTAGCACTAATCTCTACTTTACAAACACTCGTGCTGATGGTAGAGCAGACTTAAAAGTTGCTGCTGCAACTGGTGCTAATCTTGATCTTTCTAGCAAGACTACATCTGATCTTGCTGAAGGAACTAATCAATATTATACAGAGGCAAGAGTACAAGAAAAACTTGACAATGCTTTTGAACAACTCAGTGCAATGTTAAACAACTTGGCATCTTCTACAACTCTAACACTAGCTCTCTCTGGAGATCCTACACCTGGTGCTGGTGTTGTTGCAGTTGTCACTAATGGTGGCGGCGGTGGATTTACTGCTGCAAATGGTGTTGCCACTGCTGGTGGAACTGGATCTTCTCTAACTGTAAATACAACTGTTGCTAGTGGTGTTATCACTTCTGTTGAAGTAAACGCAGGTGGATCTGCTTATACTCTAAATGACACTGTGACCATTACTAACCCTAATGCAGGTAAAGTATTAACATTAAATCTAGGAAGTATAACTGGTGGTTCTGGATATACAACTGGAACTGCTCTTGCAACAACAGGTGGTTCTGGATCTGCAACTCTGGTTGTAGATATAACTGCATCTGCTGGTGCAATCACCAATGTCACCATTAATGATGGTGGTACTGGATATGTCGCTGGTGAGACAATTACTATTGTTCAGTCAGGTGGTGCTGGTGGTTCCGTGGATATCTCCACTGTTGCTACTAACGCAACCCTACAACTAACTGACGTTACTACAATGGAGGTTGGTTCAACTGTTACTGGTGCTACTAGTGGCACCACAGGTGTTATCACCGCCCTTGGTTCTAATCAAATTACCGTTGACACTGTTGATGGATTCTTCAAAAAAGGAGAAGTCATCAGTGCAAATGATGTTACTACTCTCACCGTTCAATCATTCTCTTGATAAAAAATGTCAGCAACTAAACCAGCAAATAAAACCGAATTAAGAGATTATGCTCTTCGTAGATTAGGATTTCCTACAATCGATATCAACGTTGCTCAGACACAACTTGATGATCTTATTGAAGAGGCAATCGATTATTACCAAGAGTATCACTATAATGGCAGTTATAAATCTTTAATTAAGATTGAAGTAACTGACGCTATCAAAACTGCTGCAAAAGCAACTTCTCAAATTGGTTCTACTGATTGGTTTGAAGGTCAAGAGTATGTCTCTCTTCCTCCTGGTGTAATGAGTGTCAACAGAGTGTTTACTCAGATTGGTGCTTCTAGTATTATTCCTGGAAATATTTTTAATATTAAATATCAAATTTTCTTAAATGATATTTACTCAATGACTCATGGTCAAATCCTTCACTATTATATGACTTCTCAGTATCTTGAGACTTTGGATTGGGTTACCAACAATAATGGTGCTCGTAGGATTAGATTCAATGAGCATCAGGCAAGATTATACATTGATATGGATTGGAATGAGTTACAAGCAGATGATTTTATCTTAGTTGAAGTATTAATGCGTCAAGATCCAGATACATATACAGCGATGTATAATGATAACTGGTTAAAAGATTATGTGGAAGCATTATTCCAACAACAGTGGGGTCGTAACTTAAGTAAGTATGATGGCATTCAAATGCTAGGTGGAGTTACACTCAATGGTCGTCAGATTCTTGAAGACGCAAGTGAATTCAAGAAAAATCTTGAATCAACAGTTCGTGAAACATACGAAATTCCTCCTATGGATTTAATAGGTTAACATGGCATTTACTAATTCTCCAGCATCAGATTTTGTTTTTAGAGATCATACAAATCTTCTAAAAGCAAATGGTTCAACTCAAGAACAAACTTTTATAGAAAATTTAATTGTAGAGAGCATTGAAATATATGGTCAAGATATTTTCTATCTACCTAGAACATATGTAAATAGAGACACTATTTTAGGTGAGGTTGAAAATAGTAGATTTACACAAGCACTTGCAATTCGTGCATATGTAAATAACGTAGAAGGTTGGGAAGGTCAAGGAGAACTTCTTAGTAAGTTTGGTGTTCGTATTGAAGATAAGACAACGTTTGTTTTCTCTAGAGAGAAGTTTACATCTGCTGTAGATGATAATGCAGTATTAAATGTTGAAGGTCGTCCTAATGAAGGTGATCTAATTTGGTTCCCTTCTACAAAACATTTATTTGAGATTCAATTTGTAGAAGCAGAAAGACCATTCTATCAACTAGGAAAAGGATATGTTTGGGAATGTCAGTGTGAACTCTTCCAGTATGCAGATGAGGCACTTGACACTGGGGTTGCAGAGATTGATGGTATTGAAGCAGCATTTGCTAATGCTATCACAGTTAACTTTGCTGCTGGTGGTAGTGGAGACTTTACTGTTGGGGAGGTAGTTGCTGGTGGCACATCTAATGTAACTGCTGAAGTCAAAGCATGGAATTCTACTGACAGACAACTACAAGTCTTTAATAGATCTGGTATCTTTACCATACCAGAAACTGTAACTGGACAAACTTCTGGTGCTGCTTGGACATCCGCTTCTTATAATACCCTAAATAACGTTAATACTGCTGACAGTGTTGATCAAAACTTTGGTTTTGAAACTGCCGATGACGATATTATCGATTTTACAGAAGGTAATCCCTTCGGTTCTGTTGGTTCCACTACTGATACTACAATCTGATGTTAGGCACATATTCATATCACGAAATTTTTAGAAGAACCGTTGTAGCGTTTGGTACGTTGTTCAACAATATTGAACTTCGTCGTTCAACAGAGGTACAAAAAGTCCCTTTGGCATATGGTCCAAAACAAAAATTCTTAGCAAGATTGGATCAAGTACCAGATCCTACCAATAAAAGGGTACAAATTACTTTACCAAGAATCTCTTTTGAGATTAATGGTATTCAATATGATCCACAAAGAAAAGTTTCTCCAACTCAAAAAATTAAATTTGCTAAAGATACTGATGAGAACAAGAGTGTTTTCATGCCTGTTCCTTATAATCTTTCATTTGAATTAGCAATCATTTCTAAGAATCAGGAAGATGGTCTTCAGATTCTTGAACAGATTCTTCCTTTCTTTCAACCACACTTTAACTTAGCAGTTAAATTAGTCCCTGAGGTAAGTGAAACAAAGGATGTTCCTGTTATCTTAACTAGTGTTGACTATGAAGATGATTATGAAAATAATTTTCAAACTCGTAGAGCAATAATATACACTTTGCAATTTACTGCAAAAACTTATCTATACGGTCCTGTTACTGATTCCAAGACTATCAAGAAAGTTATTACAGATTACTATACAGATACAAACACAACTTCTGCACCAAGACAAGTTCGTTACACAATTCAACCAGATCCTATCACAGCAGATGCTGATGATGATTTTGGATTTGGTGTTGTTGATGAAGACTTTACAGATCAGAAGAAACGCAATCCTATAAGTGGAGCTGATGAAACAATATCATGACAAATCCTTTCTCTGGTCTCGATAATGCTTTTGGAGCAGAACCTTCTGAACTTAAAAAGCATGTTGAAAAGGTAAAACCGCAATTAAAAAAATCTGAAGAAAATGATGTGAAGCAAGACTATGAGGTTAGTCGTGCTCAACTACATAACTTGGTAATGAAAGGACAGGAGGCAGTAGATGGCATACTTGACGTTGCGAGAGCAAGCGATCATCCTAGAGCTTATGAGGTGGCAGGCCAACTTATTAAAAACGTAGCAGATACTGCTGACAAACTTATTGACTTGCAAAAGAAAATGAAAGAGTTGGATGCTGAAGATAAAAAGTCAGGACCATCTACTGTTAATAACACAATGTTTGTTGGTAGCACTGCAGATTTACAAAAAATGTTAAAGAAACAAAAGGAGATAAATAATAACGACACGAAATAACAAGACATGACAGTTCTTAACGTATTAAGTACTAATTCGGTAGCAGCAGGTGCTTCTGAATTTCAAACGGTACAGACAGGATATTATAGAGTTGGTTCTACAGCAGGTGCTGCCACTGTTTCCTTCAATGATGGTCCTGCAATAACTTTAGTGCAGAATGAATTTATCCTTATCAAGGGTAGTAAACCTGGACAAGCAAAAATAGTTAAAGCGGTTGATGATGCAACTGCTGATTATTTTGTTGGTGAACATATTCAAGATACATCTGCAAATCACCCATTTTCTGTGGGAGATTTTATTGCTATTATTGATGATGGCACATCTCCAACAATTGATAGTAACTATCTCTCTGCTGGAACTGCTGGTAAAAAAATAACTGCAATTTCAACAAATAATATACTAACTACTGACGTAGATTCTTCTGGTGCTAGTGCTGATTACACTTGGTCATCTGGTTCTAAAGCAAGAATTTTACGTGCTGTTAAGATAACAGCTGCTACTAGTGCAGTTATTGTTGAAGAAGTACAAGTAGTCGGCGGTTAACATGGCTGAAGGTTTTAAGTCTGACATTCCACCCGCAATTAATCAAACCGCTAGAAAATATATTAGAGGTATGATGAAGGGTAAACAACGTTGGTCTAAACTATACGGCAAGCGTGATAAAGAAGTCATGCATAAAACTGCAAATAAAATGGCAATGGGTGAAATGCAAAAAATGCCACCTACATACAATGATGTGTTTGGAGGCATCAATGAAAAAGCAGTATCCAAAAAACAACAAAGATTTTTCGGAATGGTTCGAGCGGCTCAGAAAGGGGAAATGGAAAATCCCTCGCCTGAGGTTGCCAAAGTTGCTGCCACCGCCAAGCGTTCAGACGTAAAAGATTTTGCTAAAACAAAGCACAAGGGTTTACCTATGAAAAAAGAAGGAATGTATTACAAGGATTTTATCAAACTTGTTGAGGGTAATCCTACTGCAAGGATGCTTTCTAAAGCAAAATCTAAAACCACTGGAAATATTTCTGCAGATCGGGGAACTGACGAGAAGAAAAATAGAGAAAGCAGAAAAAATCTTGAGAAAGATCTCAAGAAAAAAGGTATTGGTTACAAGAAAGGAGTGGGAGAATATAAATATTCATCAGGTGAAGGAACTGGACGTGAAGTCTCATACCAAACCTCACCAGGTAAAGGTATGAGCAAGAGACGTTTCGGTAAAGTCATGCGACGATTAGGTCGTAAACATGGTCAGGAGTCAGTTATCACTAAAAAAGCAGGTAAACCTGCTAGATTGCATGATACTGAAAATAAAAAACCAAATAAGTCTGCCAATGTAGGCAAGGCAAAACCAGGAAAAAACCCTTCTGGAATGGGAGAAACTTCTGGAACGAAAGTTAGAAAGGGTAAATTAGGTAAAACTAACAAAGCAGCATACCATTATGGATAAAATGATTAACGAAAGAGGAGACTACTGGCATCCCGATCCTGATAAGGATCGAAAGTTAGGTGGTCCTGGTGCAAATCAACGTGCTCGTGAAGATCGTGCTGCTGCATCCAAACCAAAATCTGATCCTAAAAAGTTGAGAAAGGGAGAATCCTATATGGATTATGCCAAACGTCACGGATATAAATCACCTAAGAAAAAATCTCTCTTGGGTCGTTTAGGTTTGAGGAAAGAACATCATCAGAAAGATGCTAAAGGTAATCCTATTGAGCATGGAGATGGTACACCTAGTTCAGTAGAAGAAAAAATTAAGTATGATAAATCAGGTTCCTCTATGGATTATTTCTTAGGTGCTGATCCAAAGAAGACTGAATACTACAAAAAGAATGTTAAGAAAAAAACAAAGAAAGAAGAAGTTGAAGATGTAAATGAAATATCAATGCCTAAGAATACATCTTATGCAAGGATGTCATATAAAAAGTTAAAGGGAACTCATAAAGATTTCAAGAACATGGAATCTACACCACCTAGAGTTGCAGTGCTTGACAAAAAAACAGGTGGCACAGTATCAAAACCAGTCAAATTTGTTCCTGATAAGAAACCTAAAAGTGTAAAAGAAGGTAACGAAGAAACCCTTGATGAAAAATGTTGGAAAGGATATAAGAAGAAAGGTATGAAAACTATGTTTGGAAAGAGATATCCAAACTGTGTTAAGGCAAATGAAGAGAATGAAATAGAAGAGGGTATTGGTGATATGGCAATCAAAGCTATCCAAAAAACTAACCCTCCATATCTTAGCAAACGTTCTAAACTGATTCGTGATATTAAATTAAAGCAACTTAAAAGTTACTTAAAAAAACAGGATGAAGCAAAGGCGAAAGCAAAAATGAAGAAATCTTAAATTATAAATACTTTTACTCAAATCAACAACTTGTTGTGTAGTTTTAGGCAAGGAGGTTTGAGAGCAGTATTTAAAAATTTAAATGACCGATAGATCGATTGAGTCCGAAATTAGGGACGTTCAAAAGAAACTTGACGACATTGAAAAGAAACAAAAGATGATGAGTAAATTATACGAGTTAGATAGAGAACATCAAGAAAAAATGGGTAAACGACCATTGTCACACAATTACGAAATGATGTGATATAATACATATAGAAAAGCAACAATCATGATTAAAACTTTAATACGGGACTTTCCTGTTACATCAGTAACGACAAATTCTCCAAGAAATACTTACACTAAACAAGAAGTTAATCTCTTGATTGATGCTGCTGTCAAAACAGCTATCGATGAGGCAAGACGTATAGATGAAGAGTCTATGGCAAAACATAATCGTGATGCCACTGTCATTAGTATGATTCTTGGATTTACCACACTTGCATTGTTTGTAGATGGATTACTTAGAATGCTTGGTATCATTCCACCATTCATGCATTTAGATGTAAATATACTAGACAGAATAGAAACTGATATTATTGATAAGATAAAACAAGTTCCAATTCAAAAAATATTAAGAAGATGAATGATATAACAGTATTCATATACCTGTGTTTTTTTGTTGGTCTGTTTGGAGCAACCTTTGCTTTTATGTGGAAAATGACAACATCTACACTAGAAGAGTTTGACAAACGACCAGTAAGAAATTATAATGACGCAATGAGAGCTTATAAACAACATCCAGAAATGGAGGGAGTTGATGAACCACTCTTAGTATTCAAACAGTTATCTGATGATGATTGAAATAGGAGATCATTACTAATGGATACAGACATCAAAGTGACTATCAATTTAAATAAAATCGTTGAAGAACGAATTAAAAAAATGTCTGGTTATCGTGCTTTTGCTGAAAAATGTGTGATGGGAACACTTGTCTCAAGTGATGACATTGATGAAATAGCAATCAAAAGTCGTTCTCATATTATTTTATCTGATACGTATGCTGCTATTGATAAACTTATTTGTGAGCATTTAGGTATTCGAGAATCAACTGTTGAAGACATGGTATTTGGAGAAAAGTGATGTAGTAGAATACACACACATTTGCGTAATTTTACTTATGTGCTATAATAAATACATGTACATAACTATGGGATTGAAAGATCATGCCCCTAAGTCACTATACCATTGGGTATCACGATGCTGAACAGCATCACCACGAAATTTGTGAGTACGCTGCAAACTCATACGAAGCAATTCAAAACAGTAAGGAGGATGTACCCTATCTCAGGGAGCATCCTTCTTTTATTGATATGGTTACTAACGAATCAGGATTAGATTACGTTAGACAAAAAGGGTCACTTATAGAGTGAAGTATGATACTTGACCTGCGTATGCTAACTGTGGTGCAAATGCTACCGCAGTAATAACTGTAGCGAAGATTGACATTGCGGTTAAGTATGTTTTCATGATTGTCTAAGTATTTATTACTATGTATAAGTATAACTACCTAGAATAAAAAGTGCGTGTGGTAATTACCATACATATTCATGTACGATAAGTTTTGGTCAAATGGTGGTTTGGAGTGTTGTTATTATGGTCGCAATACTTGTCGTAATCGTCTCTTGGTACATCTACTATATACTAAAGATGTCATTTATGGAGATGAAAGATGGGAGCAATGACACCACCGTCACGAAAGAGTTGTTACAATTTCCGAGTGACAAAAATAAACAAGGTGCTTGATGGTGACACTATTGACGTTACTATCGATCTCGGTTTTGATCTATACAAGAAAGAAAGAGTTAGAATTGCAGGCGTTGATACGCCAGAGAAAAGAACAAGGAACTTGGAAGAGAAGGCATTGGGAATAGATGCTACTAATTGGTTAAAAGAAAAACTCAATGCTGCTATTAAGGGAGACGACGAACTCACTATTAGGACTGAACTTAAGGGTGGGGTTGGTAAGTATGGTCGGTTACTTGGTTGGTTGTACGTTGGTGATGATAATGTATCTCTCAACGAACAAATGATTGGTGAGGGATACGCTTGGCCATACGATGGTGGTACAAAACAAAAAGATTTTGAAGAACTACGAGTTCTTCGCAGATCACGTGGTACATTAATGGAGTAAATTTATGAGTATGAGAGAACAATTAATTAGAGCACTTCTAGCACATGCACAAGGAGATATCCAAAAACATGTTGCTAATGTAGAGGTATATCTTACTAATCCTGCAGGTATAGGAGAACACTCTGATATTACCGAAGCAATTGAAACTGAGTTAAATATCATTGCTAAATATCAAGATCAAGTAGATGTTATAAACAAATATTTTAAAAAATCTAATCTTGCACCAGATTATACAGCATACAAATCTCAAGAATACAGACCAGAATAAATGAATACGAATCAAGAACAATATCTTGGTAATCCAAATTTAAAGAAAGCAAACGTTGCCACTCAGTTTAGTCCTGAAGAAGTTCAGGAGTATATTAAGTGTTCTGAGGATCCTGTATATTTTATTCAAACTTATATCAAGATTGTTTCTCTTGATAGTGGTTTGATTCCTTTTGACATGTATCATTTCCAAGAGGAAATGGTAGAAAAATTTCATTTAAATAGATTCAATATAGCAAAGTTACCACGTCAGTCAGGTAAGTCAACTATTGTGACTTCTTATCTGTTGTGGTATGTTCTTTTTAATGCGAATGTTAATGTCGCAATCCTAGCAAACAAAGCAGCAACTTCTCGTGAGATGCTGCAAAGACTACAATTATCTTATGAAAATCTCCCAAAATGGCTCCAACAAGGAATCCTCCAATGGAACCGAGGTAGTTTGGAATTGGAAAACGGAAGTAAAATCATGGCTGCTTCTACTTCATCTAGTGCTGTGCGGGGGATGTCGTTTAATATTATATTTCTTGATGAATTCGCATTCGTTCCGAATCATATCGCTGATCAGTTCTTTAGTTCTGTATATCCTACTATCTCATCTGGTAAATCTACCAAGGTTATCATCATTTCTACCCCTCACGGGATGAATATGTTCTATAAACTTTGGCATGATGCAGAAAGAAAGAAAAATGAATATGTACCAACGGAAGTTCATTGGTCTGAAGTTCCTGGTAGAGATGCAGCATGGAAGGAACAAACCATTGCTAATACATCAGAATCACAATTCAAGGTTGAGTTTGAATGTGAGTTCTTAGGATCTGTTGATACATTGATTAGTCCTAGTAAGTTAAGGTCTATGCCTTATGAAGATCCTATTCAACAAAATAGAGGTCTATCGATATATAAACACGTAGAAAAAGATCATAATTATATCATAACTGTTGATGTTTCTCGTGGTGTAAGTCAAGACTATTCAGCGTTTTGTGTCATAGACACTACAACCGTGCCATATGAAATGGTTGCTAAGTATAGAAATAATGATATCAAACCTATTATATTTCCTAATATTATAGTAGATGTAGCAAAAAATTATAACAATGCTTATGTATTATGTGAGGTAAATGATATTGGTGGTCAAGTTGCAGATATCATTCAATTTGATCTTGAGTATGAAAACTTACTACAGGTTGCTATGAGAGGGAGAGCAGGTCAACAATTAGGACAGGGATTCTCAGGTAAGAAAACACAACTTGGTGTAAAAATGAGTACTGCTGTCAAAGCGGTTGGTTGCTCTAATCTTAAAGCACTATTGGAAGAAGATAAATTAATAATTAAAGATTACGATACTATTTCAGAGTTAACTACCTTTATAGTCAAGGGGCAATCTTTTGCCGCAGAGGATGGATGTAATGATGACCTCGCTATGTGCCTTGTTATATTCTCGTGGATGGCAATGCAAGAATATTTTAAAGAGATGCATGACAATGATGTGAGACAAAGAATTTATGATGATCAAAGAGAAAATATTGAACAAGATATGGCACCCTTCGGATTTGTATCAGATGGATTAGAGGATGATCATATTATTGATGCACAAGGGGAGAGATGGGAGATTGCGGAATACGGAGATAGTTCATATATGTGGGAGTTTAGGTAACGTTTCAAAAATATAAATAATCTTAGACAACCGATGTTGACATCATTTTCTAGGAGTATTTAAACATGGCAGCAAATCAATCATCGCCAGGTGTAGTAGTTCAGGAAAGAGACCTGACCACTATTACCACGCTATCTACCGCAAATGTTGGCGTTCTTGCGGCACCGTTTGAACAAGGTCCAGTTGAAGAAATCGTAACTATTGCTAACGAAAGACAACTTACGGATGTATTTGGTAAACCAAATGAAAACAACTACGAGTTTTGGTTTACTGCTTCTCAGTTCCTTTCCTATGGTGGTGTTCTTAAAACTGTTCGTGTAACTTCATCTTCATTGAAGAATGCTGTTGATACAGGAACTGCACCTCTCATCAAAAATTTTGATGACTACGAAACAAACTACGAGACTGCAAATAATAATTTTACTTGGGCAGCAAAAACTCCTGGAAGTAAAGGCAACTCAATAGGTATTTTTGTAACTGATGCTGGTGCTGATCAAATTGCTGTTCTTCCTGCTCCTGGTTCAGGTAACGAACATGAGTTTGTTGCTGATGAAGCAGTATCTGCCGCTTCTGGTGCTGCTGGTAAAGTCTTCAAGTATAGCATTGTTCTTACTGTAGACACTGTTGTTGGTGATTTTGCAGTTGGTTCTGCAACTACAATTAGTATTGGTGGTTCTGATGAAACAGTAAATGTTCTCGCATGGGATCCTGCCAATAAGAAACTAGAAATCGGTCTTCCTTCTGGCGGTGTTACTGGTATTCTCTCAGACAATCAAGTAATTACTCAGGGAACAAATACTGCTGCTATTGATACTACTATCGAACGTCGTTTGTATATTGGTCTCAATAAGGATAGTATTAGTTTTGCTGCTGCAGATAGCGTTACTGATACAAACTCAACTGCTGTTGCAATAACTGCAGTTCGTGATGAGTATGATGAGCGTGAGTATCTACCTGGTGTAAAGTGGGTAAGCGTTGCTCCACGTCCTGAAACTTCTAAGTTTGCTACAGAGCAAGGAGGATTCCGTGACGAACTACATGTTGTTGTAGTTGATATTGATGGTAAGATTACTGGTACGACTGGTGCTTTACTTGAGCGTTTCATTGGTCTTTCTAAAGCATCTGATGCTAAGACTTCTGTTGGTGAAACAAACTACTACGTAAATGTTCTAAAGGCACGTTCCGAGTATGTTTACTGGGGTGAGCATGAGTTAGGAGTATTTAACGCAGGTGCATCTGGTTCTACTGGTACTTGGGGTGTTTCCGCAGCTAATCGTCAGTTTAACTTACTACGTTCTTCAGATGGATCTACTGATTATCCTGCAGGTCGTACAACTCTAGGTTCTAAGAATAACTCAACATTCTACTATAGACTTGGTTCAGGTGCTGATTATGCAACAAGTGGTGGTGTTTATAGTGTCAGTAATACTGATGTTACTACTGCATACGAACTACTTGAAGATCCTGAGTCACAGACAATCGACTTTATTTTAACTGGTCCTTCTGGTGCTACAGATGCTGAGGCACTTGCTAAGATTACCGCTTTAACAAATATTGTTGAAGAACGTAGAGATTGCATGTTATTTGTATCTCCTCGTCGTGGTAACGTCATTGGTATAAGCAATTCAAACACAATTACCAATAACATTATTAATTTCTTTAATACACTACCTTCCAGTAATTACGTTGTATTTGATTCTGGATACAAGTATATCTACGACAAGTATAACGACGTATATCGTTACATTCCAACTAACGGTGACATTGCTGGTCTTTGCTTACAAACCACCGAAACTGCTGAACCATGGTTCTCACCCGCAGGTTTCCAACGTGGTATTTTGAGGAATGCAATTAAACTTACATATACTCCTAACAAGACTCAACGTGATCGCTTGTATGCTGCTCGTGTTAACCCTGTAGTTTCTTTCCCTGGTCAAGGTGTAGTTCTATTTGGTGATAAGACAGCACAAGGATTTGCATCCGCATTTGATAGAATCAACGTACGTCGTCTGTTCCTAACAATTGAGAGAGTTATCTCTGGTGCTGCTAAGTCTCAACTCTTTGAGCAAAACGATGCTGCACAGCGTTCACTATTCCTCAATATTGTTGAACCTTATCTTCGTGAAGTTCAAGGTCGTCGTGGTGTGACAGACTTCTTGGTTAAGTGTGATGAGGATAACAACCCACCTGAGGCAGTTGATCGTGGTGAATTTTACGCAGAAATCTTCGTGAAACCAACACGTACAATTAACTACATTACTCTTACATTTACTGCAACCAGAACTGGTGTTGCATTCACGGAAGTAGCAAGTTAATAAATACATCTGTCCATACAAAATAGACAAAGAGATCCCTTTGGGGGTCTCTTTTTTTGCATGAAAATATGAATTATTCTAAATATTAAAGAAAGAGATTGGATTCAATAACCATGGCAAAAAGAGGTACTATTGACGATTTTAAAGCAAATGTCGCTTCAGACTTTGCTCGTCCTAATTTATTTCAAGTAGACCTTGCGTTCCCTTCAGGAATTATTAATAATGCAAGTCTTGTAAATCTTGGAAAGTTTACTGTTCGTGCAGCAAATCTTCCTTCTTCTCAGATTGGAGTTATTGAGGTTCCTTTCAGAGGTCGTGTTTTAAAGATTGCAGGAGACAGAACATTCGAACCTTGGACAATTACCATACAAAACGATAGCAATTTTGCTCTTCGTAATGCATTTGAACTTTGGGCAAGTAGCATTCAAGCATTCAACGAGAACTTTACTTCTGCTGCAGGACTTGGTGATCAAGATGACAGCACAGGTTACTTCGCTGATATGAGTGTCCATCAGTTAGCACGTGATATCAAAGATGGTGAAAAACCTCAGGTGCTTAAATCTTATAGGTTCTACAATGTATTCCCAAGTAACATTGCTGCTATCGATCTTGATTTCGGTAACAATGATGCGATTGAAGAATTTACAGTTGAACTCCAGACACAATACTGGACTCCTTTATCACCTACTTCCAATGACTGATAAATAGATCAGGACCAATTTAATCTAGAAATATAATGGCAAATCAGCTCTTCGGATATAGTCTTGAAAGAGCGAAGAAGGTTCCTAGGGGACCTTCTTTTGTTCAAAAAGATAACATGGATGGTTCGCAACCCGTAGTTGGTGGCGGATACTATGGTTATTCTGTTGATTTTGACGGAACAATTCGCAACGATTATGAACTTATCACCCGATATAGGGAGATGGTTTTAAATCCTGAATGCGATAGTGCAGTTGACGATATTGTCAACGAAACAATATGTGGAAATTTTGATGATGTACCAGTTGAGTTGGAACTTTCCAACCTGAAGGTGTCGGATAAAATTAAAACATTAATGAGAGAAGAATTTGATGAAGTCTTACGTCTTCTTGATTTTGAAAATCGTTCATATGAGATCTTCCGTAGATGGTATGTTGATGGAAGACTTTTTTATCATAAAGTAATTGACCCTAAAAAACCTGATGCAGGTCTTCTTGAACTTCGTTACATCGATCCTCGTAAGATTCGCAAGGTAACTGAGTATGAGAACAAGCGTCCAGAGCAATTGCGTGGTGCAGATCTTAATACTCAATTAACACAGAAATCAGCAGAGTACTTCTTGTATAACCCTAAAGGTTTGAAGAACTCTACGAATCAGGGTATGAAGATTACTACTGATTCTATTACATATTGTCATTCTGGTATACAGGATCTCAATAAGAACATGACTCTTAGTCACTTACATAAGGCGATTAAGGCAGTCAATCAGTTAAGAATGATTGAAGATTCTCTTGTTATCTACCGTTTATCAAGAGCACCAGAAAGAAGAATTTTTTACATTGATGTAGGTAACTTACCTAAGAATAAAGCGGAACAGTATCTCCGTGAAGTGATGAGTCGTTATAGAAATAAAATGGTCTATGACGCAAACACTGGTGAGATCAAGGATGACAAGAAGTTCATGTCTATGTTAGAGGACTTCTGGTTACCACGTAGAGAAGGTGGTAGGGGAACAGAAATCTCTACACTTCCAGGTGGACAAAATCTTGGAGAACTTGAGGATGTAAAATATTTCCAGAAAAAATTATACAAAGCACTTAACGTACCTAGTTCACGTCTAGAAACAGAAACGACTTTTAACATTGGTCGTGCTGCAGAAATTACTCGTGATGAAGTTAAGTTCCAGAAATTTATTGCACGTCTTCGCAAAAGATTCTCTGAACTTTTCATGGATCTTCTGAAAGCTCAATTAGTTCTTAAGGGTGTTATAACTCTTGAAGAGTGGGATGATATGAAGACTCATATCCAATTTGATTATATTGCTGACAATTACTTTACTGAACTCAAAGAGATTGAAATTCGTAACGAGCGTATGAATCAAGTCAATCTTATGGATCCCTTTGTTGGTAAATATTTCTCTGTTGAATATATGCGTCGTCAAGTTCTAAAGCAAACTACAGAAGAAATGAAAGAGATTGACAAACAAATTGATTCTGAAATGGATTCAGGTATCATACAAGATCCTAACGAATTAGCAGCGATGGAAGCAGGCGGTGAACAGCAGGATGGAGCACCACCTGCTGAGGTAGCACCTAATGATTCTGGCGTTGATCCTGCGGATCAAAAGCGGGGAGAATTTTAAACTACTAAATAATACTACAGTGGGAACTTATTATGCCTAGTGATATTGCTAAACAAATCGTTCAACAAATTTTTGGTGATGAAAAAGCAAAAGCAATCGATTCAATGAATGATGCTTTGTCTTCTTCTACATATGATGCAATTCAAGCAAGAAAACTTGAATTTGCAAAAGCAATGGGTTTTGAGTTAGATGATACTGCTCAAGCAAGTGCTGATGAAATAGAAAAATCTGTTGATGCGATAGGTGATGCTGAAGTGACAGATGTTGATACCTCTGGTATCAGACTTCCTTCAGATCCTGATCCAAATGAAGTAGAACAACCTACTGCTGAAACTGAAACACCCACAGAGGAACCTGAAACCACAGAGGAACCAAAAGATGAGACTGATAGCTGAAGAACTTACAGACGTTCAATTTCTAACGGAAGAGAAAGAAGGTAAGAAAAATTACTATATTGAAGGTGTGTTCTTGCAAGCGGAAATTAAAAACCGTAATGGAAGAATGTATCCTCAAAGAACATTAGCACGTGAAGTTGCTAAATATGATGAGTCTTATATCAAATCTGGTCGTGCTCTTGGTGAGTTAGGTCACCCTGACGGACCTTCTATTAATTTAGATAGGGTTTCACATAAGATACAATCTTTGAAAGAAGATGGAAATAACTTCATCGGTAGAGCAAAGATACTTGATACACCAAACGGAAAAATTGCAAAATCTTTACTCGATGAGGGTGTAAGACTTGGAGTTTCTTCCAGAGGTATGGGATCAATCAAGAAGGAATCTAACTGCAATGTTGTATGTGATGATTTCATGCTTGCCACTGCTGCTGATATTGTAGCAGATCCTTCAGCTCCAGATGCATTTGTAAATGGAATCATGGAAGGAAAAGAATGGGTTTGGGAGAATGGCATACTTAAAGAGTCTGCTGTTGCTCAAATCAAACAAGAAATTGATGAAGCAACTCTAATTAATCTGCAAGAGCGTAAAATCTCCGCATTTGCAGCATTTTTAAAGAGTTTGTGATTTATAAATAAATAAAGATAACGCTAAAGCTTACACGGAGTTCAAAAAATGGCTGAGACCTCACTCGATAAAGAGTTAGATAACATGGAAGAAGTGACCGAAGGTTCTAATGTCGTTACCAAAGATGCAAAACCTGCTGAGAAGATCGATACTTCAAAAGGTGGGGCAAAAAAGGTAATTGATGTCACCTCGGATTCCATGGAAGGTGCAAAAGGCACCAAGAATGCAGGTAAATCTGCTGCTGCTGCAGTAGGTAGAGCACCTGTTCCTTCCACAAAACCAAGTGATGCATCTGCTAAAATGGAGGAGGTAGAAGATGGCGAAGAAGAAACAATCGCTGAAACCGACCTCGACTTTACTGAAGATGTTGACGCTCTTGTCGCTGGTGAAGAACTCTCAGAAGAGTTCCGAGTAAAAGCAGCAACAATCTTTGAAGCAGCTGTAACAAGCCGTGTTAACAAAGAAGCAGCAGCGTTGCAAGAGGCATATGAATCTGCCCTGACTGAAGAAGTTGAAAAGATTCAAACAGATTTGGCCGAGAAGGTAGACGATTATCTCTCTTATGCCGCCGATCAGTGGATGAAGGAAAATTCCCTTCAGATCGAGCATGGCATTAAGACCGAGATGGCAGAATCGTTCTTCAACGGTCTAAAAGGTCTCTTCTTAGAGCACAACTTTACAGTGCCTGAGGAGAAGTTCAACCTGCTTGATGGTATGGCAGGTGAGTTAGATGATATGGAAGCTAAACTCAACGAGCAAATCGATTCTAATGTTGCTTTGAACAAGCGTATTGGAGAGTTTGTTAAAATGGAAATTGTGAACGAATGTGCAGTGGGACTCGCTGAGACCCAAAAAGAGAAGCTTGCTTCTCTCGCAGAGGGTGTTGAGTTTGAAACTGAAGAAGACTTTAGAAATAAGGTCAATACGATCAAGGAATCATATTTCACTAGGAAGGCTGAAGTTGCTGAATCAGCAACAGAACCCACCGAAGAAAGTTCTGAACCCCTTGTCGAAAGCACAACTAGCGGTGCTATGTCTAAGTACGTAGATGCAATCGCTCGTTGGTCCAAATAATTTATTAATAAAAACTACTTTTACAGAGACAAATGTCTATTAAAAACCTCCAAGAAAAGTGGGCACCCGTTCTGAATCACGAAGCTCTTCCAGAGATCACCGATTCACATAAGCGTGGCGTAGTCGCACAACTTCTTGAGAACCAAGAAAAAGCACAGATCGAAGAAGGACAAGTCCTTAACGAAACTCTGCAAACAACAGGTTATACCCAAGCAAACGCAGCTACTGGCGGTGTTGCAGGTTATGATCCAGTATTGATCAGTCTAATCAGACGTTCAATGCCACAACTTATTGCATATGATATCGCTGGCGTTCAGCCAATGACTGGTCCTACTGGACTTATCTTCGCAATGAGAACTGCCTACGGTTCCGAGCGTAGACCTGCTAACAGCGACTTCCGTGAGGCATTCTTTAATGAGCCTAACGCTGGTTTCTCTGGTGGAAAGGGAGAAGGATTGTCAAACTACGATCCTACTGCTTCTTCTTCTGGTGTTAACGACGCTGAAGGTGCTAACCCAGGACTTCTTAACGATTCACCTGCTGGTACTTACGAGAAGACTGGTGATGCTGAAGGTATGACAACCGCTACGGTTGAAGCACTAGATGATTCAGTATCAAACAATGAATTCCGTGAGATGGGATTCAGTATTGAGAAGGTAACTGTTACTGCCAGAGCACGTGCTCTAAAAGCAGAGTACAGTATTGAGCTTGCTCAGGACTTGAAAGCAATTCATGGTCTTGATGCCGAGACAGAGCTAAGCAACATTCTCTCAACAGAGATTCTTGCTGAAATCAACAGAGAAGTTGTTAGAACTATCTACACAAACGCTGTTGCTGGTGCTCAAAACAATACTGCTAACGCTGGTATCTTCGACCTTGATGTTGACTCAAATGGTAGATGGTCAGTTGAGAAATTCAAAGGACTTCTATTCCAAATTGAAAGAGACGCAAACGCTATCGGTCAGCAAACTCGTCGTGGGAAGGGCAACATCTTGATCTGCTCTGCAGACGTTGCTTCTGCTCTAGGTATGGCTGGTGTTCTAGATTACACACCTGCTCTACAAGGTAACAACGCATTAACAAATGTAGACGATACTTCCTCTACTCTCGTTGGTACTCTTAACGGTAAGATCAGAGTTTACGTTGACCCATATTCTGCTAACGTTGCTGATAAGCACTTCTATGTTGCAGGATACAAAGGAACTTCTCCTTATGACGCTGGATTGTTCTATTGCCCTTACGTGCCATTGCAGCAAGTCAGAGCGATTAACCCAGATACATTCCAACCCAAGATTGGATTCAAGACTCGTTACGGTATGGTTTCTAACCCATTCTCAGGCGGTCTTACTCAGGGATCTGGTGCTCTTACAGCAAATGCTAACAAGTACTACAGACGTACACAAGTTGCAAACATCATGTAATTCCAATTACATACAATCTAAAGAGACCCCAAAAGGGTCTCTTTTTTTATGCAAAAATAGGCATTTATTTTTGTTAAAATCCATGCAGTGTCAATATAAATAATAGCAGTCAGGGCAACCTACACGCAAGAGAGGAACAACAAGATGCACTGAAACTTGTCTATATTATGAGTTAAGTTAAAGGGAGAACAAGTATGCATAATATCGTTTCGTATAATAACATGGCATCATGGAATCATAGTTACGGCAACTATGCCATTAGTCAAGATGACCAAAAATTAGATGATTACTATGAATGTCTGATTGAATGCGAAGCAGATCAACCAAGTTGTAAAAGAATCTGTAAACAAATTCTTTACTAACAATAAAAAGAAAGACTATAAAAGGACTCTAAGGAGTCCTTTTTTATTGGGTGCATAAATATTATTGGAACAAGAATAGTCTAATGGCAAACTGGTACGAAGACCAATTAACAAATAGAAACTTTCTTTCTCCAATAGGATTTTTATTCATTTTGGATAAAGCACGAAAGGTTTCTTTCTTGTGCCAAAAAGCAGAAATTCCTACGGTGCAATTAGGACAAGTTGAAATACCAACTAGAGGTATGGTTCCCATTCCAGTTGAAGGGAATATGCGTTATAGTGAATTTTCTATGGAGTTTATTGTTGATGAAGATCTAAGAAATTATATGCAAATCCATAATTGGATGAGAGCATTAGGAACTCCTCAAGAGTTTAAAGAAAGAAGAGTTTGGTTAGACAGATTTGCAGAGAGTCCTTCAGAAGATCCTAGATTTTCAGATGCTACATTACAAGTATTGAACAACAATAACATTGCAAATTTCGATGTTGTATTTAAAGACATGTTTCCTGTGAGTTTGACATCACTACCATTTGATGTTACTGGTGGTGATAATGATTACTTCACTTCAACAGCGATATTTAGATATACACTATACGAAATAAGAAATACAAACACACAAACAAAAAGATAACTTATTGATTTTTCTATATTATGAATTTAGAAACATTGCAGGAAATGTGGAATGCTGATTCCAAACTGGATGAAGATCAACATGACAATGACTCTCTAGCAATTCCACAACTCCATATGAAATATATGGAATTTTATAATAAATTCTCTCTAATGAAAAAGGAAAGAGAGATTGAGATGAAACGTCTTGTTAAAGAAAAGTGGTTATACTACAAAGGAAAAGCACCTGCGAAGGTATATAAAGAACTACCATTTGATCTCAAACTCACTACAAAAGAAGAGATCTCAATGTTTATTGAAGCAGACGAAGACGTACAAAAACTACAATACAAAATTGAATATATAGATCAAGTTGTATATTATCTTGATAGTATTATGCGACAAATTAATAGTCGTACTTATCATATCAAGAATGCAATTGAGTGGAAAAGATTTCAATCTGGTATGTAATTAATTATGATTAAATATGGTGCTCCCTACATTCAAATTACATTTCCTCTTCATATTTTAAATGCAGTTAGACGTGCAATAGCAAATACAAAATTAGATTGGCAAGAAAGTACTATCGTAGTTGATAAAAATAATACTCATGATGGAGTAAAAGATAAATCTATGAGATCATCACAACAAGTGTGGCTTAGAGATTATAAATTAAATTTTGAATTGATGAAACTAGTGCGTAGGATTAATCGTGATGCTAAATGGTTCTTAAATGTTAATGATGTTGAACCAGTTCAATTTGGTATGTATCCCGAAGGTGGTTTTTATGATTGGCATGTTGATCAACATCCCCATTTTGTCGACTCACCACAAGGTCCAATGGTTAGAAAAATTAGTATGAGTTTGTTTATGAATGAACCTGATGAGTATGAAGGTGGAGAGTTTGATTTGGAAACATTTAAACCAGGCACTGAACCAAGATATCAAACTTTTCGTCTTAAAAAGGGTGAAGCAATTTTTTTCTCTAGCACACAATGGCACAGAGTTCGTCCTGTAACATCAGGTATTAGAAAATCTATTGTATGTTGGTTTACTGGACCTCCTTATGTCTGATTTAATTATTCAGAAAAAGAACGAAGTTTATTTAAAGGTGAAAGCAGAACCTCATCTTCATAAAGAGGCAGCAGAATTTTTTACCTTTGAAATACCCTCGGCAAAATATATGCAAAAGACGAGGAGATATAAAGGTTGGGACGGTAAGGTACGGTTATACTCACCTGCTACTGGGGAAATTTATTGCGGTTTAGTAGATTATCTAACTGACTGGGCAAAGGAAAGAGGATATCATTATCAGTTCGAGGAATCTCAATACTTTGGACATCCCAAGGATCAGAACGAATTAATAACTCCTGAGTCTGTAGTTGGATTTGTTCAAGCATTGGGTCTTCCTTCGGGGTTGAAGGTTCGGGATTACCAATATTCAGCAATATATGAATCCCTGAAATACAACAGACGACTCCTATTGTCGCCAACTGCCAGTGGTAAATCTTTGATGATATACGCATTAGTTCGTTTTCATGTAAACGTTAAAAGGAATGTACTTATTATAGTGCCAACCACATCTCTTGTAGAACAAATGTATAAAGATTTTACACAGTACGGTTGGAACACTGATTACCATTGTCATAAAATTTATGCTGGTGAAGAAAAATATACAGACCATGATGTAGTTATATCAACTTGGCAATCCTTATATAAAGAACCACGGAAATTTTTTGATAAGTTTGATGTTGTAATTGGTGATGAAGCACATCTGTTTAAAGCAAAATCACTAACCAGATTGATGTCTAAGTTGCATAGTTGTAAGTATCGTATTGGGTTTACTGGTACATTAGATGGTTCTGATACTAATCAGTTGGTATTAGAAGGTGTGTTTGGTAGATGTTCAAAGGTTACTAAAACATCTGATCTAATGAAAAAAGGTCATGTCTCTAGATTAAAAGTGCAAATTATTGTACTTAAACACAGTGAGCAAATCTTTGAAGGGTATCAAGAAGAGATGGATTACCTCTGTGAACATGAACAACGTAATAAATTTATCCGCAATTTAGCGTGTGATTTGAAGGGAAACACTCTAGTGCTATTCAATTACGTGGAGAAGCACGGTCTTCCTTTATATAATATGATAAATAATTACACTGATAGACCAGTACATTTAGTTTATGGAGGAGTTGATGTTGATGATCGTGAAGAAATACGGAGGTTAATTGAAAATGAAACTCCTGAAAACAATGGCATTATTGTCGCCTCTTATGGGACTTTTAGTACTGGTGTTAACATTAAAAGGTTACATAACCTTATATTCGCCTCCCCAAGCAAGTCAAGAGTCAGAAACCTTCAGTCTATCGGGAGGGTACTTCGACAGTATAGGGGAAAAGAAGTAGCAACACTATATGATATTGCGGATGATATCTCTACAGATCGTGGAAATAATTACACACTAAATCATTTAAGAGAGAGAATCAAAATCTACAATCAAGAAAACTTTAATTATGAACTCATAGATGTAAAACTAAAATCCAATGATTAGTTACGCAAAACATGAAGAAGAATTTTACGGAGTTTTTAAACTCGTTAGTGGAGAGGAAGTGCTAGGTAAAGCAGTTCTTACAGAAGACAATGGGGAAACACTTTGTTTTGTTCAAAATCCTGTTTCTACAGTAGTTATGCAAAATAAAGATGATAGTGGTCGCAACGTTCGGGGCGTAGGATTTGCAAAATGGATGCAATTTTCTGACGAAGATTTTTATATTCTAAGAGAGAAAGACGTTGTAACAGTCTCTTCAATGAGTAAAGAAATTACATTTATGTACGAAGCATTCATTCAACAAGAGAATAAAGGAAAAAACAAAAAAGACACTCAAAAAATTAATCCACAACCTGAGATGGGTTATCTAGGAAAAATTGACGAGGCAAGAAATTTATTTGAAAAGATCTATAAATTTGATCCTATTGATAAATAGAACCTTTCCCTGAACCCTTACACGGTTAGTGTACATCAAATTGACAAACGTGTCAAGCCCTGTTATAATATATACAAAGCAAGACACTTATGAAAAAGATAAAAAAACAAAAACAGCACTACGTTGATAACCAAGAGTTTCTTGCTGCTATCATCAAGTATAAAGAAAAGGTGTATAATGCTGCCGTAAAGGAGATTGAAGGTCTTTCTGATATGGATCCTGATGAGCAGTTTGCTGCTTTAAAGGGTTGGAAGAGTAAAAGTAGACCTAGAGTAGGAAATTATATTGGAAGTTGTTTTTTAAAGATTGCTACACATTTGTCGTATAGACCGAACTTTATTAATTACATGTATAAGGATGACATGATTTGTGATGGTATAGAAAATTGTATACAATATATCGATAATTTTAATCCAACAAAGTCTAAGAATCCATTTGCTTATTTTACACAAATAGTTTATTATGCATTCTTACGTCGTATTGCTAAAGAAAAACGTCAGTTAGATATTAAAGATAAAATTTTAGAGAAGTCAGGTTACGATCATGTATTCACAGTTGACGGAGATACTGATTCTGGGTATAATCAGATCAAGACTCGTGTTGAAATGAATCAAAAAAGATAGTAAATGAAAGTCTTATTGATAACCGATCAGCATTTCGGTGTACGTAATGATAATCAATATTTTATTGATCATTACAAAAAATATTACAATGAAGTTGTAATTCCTTTTGTGGATGCAAACAAAATTGATACTATAATTAATCTAGGTGATACGTTTGATAAACGTAGATCTATTAATTTTATGTCATTAGATGCAGCAAAAGAGATGTGGTTTGATCCTCTTAAAGAGAGGAATGTTAAAATGCATACTCTTATAGGCAACCATGACATTTATTATAAAAACACTTTAAGAGTTAATGCTCCAACTGAATTACTTGGAGAATATGAAAACATAATTTCATATACAGAACCCACTACACTTATTCTTGACGGTCTTCCCATACTCCTTTTACCTTGGATATGTGATGAAAACTATGAGGATTCTCTACGAGCTGTTACAGAAAGTTCTGCTGATGTCTGCATGGGTCATTTAGAACTTAATGGTTTTGAGGCACATCCTGGTCATGTTATGACAAATGGTATGGATGTTAAATATTTTTCTAAATTTAAGAAAGTGTTTAGTGGTCATTATCACATGAAATCTACTAAGAAAAATGTTACATATCTTGGAAACCCCTATCAACTTTACTGGAATGATTACGGCACTAAAAGAGGCTTTCATGTCTTTAACACAGACACTCTACGATGTACTTTCCATAGAAATCCCTTTGACACTTTTCATAAGTTGTATTATAATGGTGGAGTTGTACTACCGAATGAAGACGAAGTTAAAGGAACCTTCGTCAAACTCATTGTAGAAGACAAAGGTGACTATTCAAAATTTGATTATGTTGTTAGTCAACTTCAAGACATGGGTCTTGGTGATTTGAAAATCATTGAAGACTTAAGTGTAGAAGTAGAAAAAGGTTCAGGACTGTTGGAAACCGAAGATACAATGACTCTTCTTGATAACTACATAGATGGAATAGATCTTAAGGTTAACAAATCAAACATTAAAACTGTTATGAGGTCATTGTATATGGAGGCAGCAGAAATCTGATGGCATTTGTTTTATCAGATATAAAATCTGGTGGTATCTATGCTATAAAAAGCAAAGACCGTAAAAAAACAGTGACTGTATTTGAGGATAGAGATGATGCTGAACGATATGCTGGACAATTAGAAGCAGAAAATTATAAGGATACTCTAGAAATTATTGAGTGTGATCCTGCTGTTATTTCTATAAATTGTAACACATATGGATACACTTATTTCATTGTTAAAAAAGACGATCTTATTATCCCACCTTAATGATTACATTTGAAACTATTCGCTGGAAAAACTTCTTATCAACAGGAGACCAGTGGACTGAAATTGATTTTTGTGAGACACCCTCAACATTAATTGTGGGGTCTAATGGTGCAGGCAAATCTACTATGTTAGATGCTCTTTGTTTCGCACTGTTTAATAAACCATTTAGAAAAATTAATCGTGGACAATTAGTAAATAGTATTAATGAAAAAGGATTAAAAGTTGAAGTATGTTTTTCCATAGGCAAAGATGAATACAGAGTTTTTAGAGGAGCAAAACCCAATATCTTTGAGGTTTACAAGAACAATAAGATGGTTGACCAAGACGCTGCTGCCAAAGACACGCAGAAATACTTGGAGCAATCAGTTCTCAAACTCAACTACAAAAGTTTTACCCAAGTCGTCATACTTGGTTCATCCACATTTGTCCCCTTCATGCAACTTGGGGGAAGTGTCAGGAGAGAAGTTATCGAAGATCTACTGGACATCCAGATCTTCTCAAACATGAATGCTTTGCTGAAGGATAGAGTTCGTTCAGCACAAAGTCAAAGTAATGATTGTGGACATATGCTTCGTCTTACTAAAGAAAAAGTAGAAAGTCAACAAAAGTTACTTGACTCATTACAACAAGTTAACAAAAATCGTCAAGAAGAAAAACGTAATCGTTATAATAAAAATTGTAAAAATATTGAAAATGTAAAATCTAATCATATTGATCTTCAAAATCAAATTGATGTTCTTGAAAAAGAGGTGGGAGATGTAGAAGTTCATAAAAAATTTGTTCGTAAACTTCGTCAAGGACAAGCAGATAAAAAATCTGAACTTAAATTAATTGCAAACAATCTTAAATTTTTTAAGAGTCACGATGTGTGTCCTACATGTACACAAAACATTAGTAATTCTTTTAAGAAAAATCAAGTTGATACTTTAACTGATACTGGAAAAACACTTGCTACCGAGATTGAAGCATTTACTGAAGATATTACTGAGGCAGTAAGTGTTGTCACTAAGATAGAGGAAACTTCTGCAAAATTATATGAAGTTCGTAGTGATGCTACTGCACAAGAACGAGAGATTGTTCGTCTTGAAATGGAAAATCTTGAAATATCTAAACAGATTCTTGAACTTCAACAAAGCAATCCTAATATTGATCAGGAAGAAAAAACTTTAAAGGACTATGTTTCTGAGTATAAAACAACTGAAAAAGATTGTGCTGCAGTCAATCAAAAGTTAGATGAGTTTCACGTTGTATCTTCTTTATTAAAAGACTCTGGTATCAAGAGTCAGATTATTAAAAAATATGTTCCTATATTCAATCAATTAATTAACAAATACCTTCAGTCCATGGAATTTTTTGTTAACTTTACATTGGATGAAGAATTTAATGAAGTTATCAAAAGTCGTTTTCGTGATGAGTTTTCTTATGCATCATTCTCTGAGGGTGAAAAACAAAAGATTGACTTAGCACTACTGTTTACATGGAGAGAAGTTGCTAGGATGAAGAATAGTGTTGCTACTAATCTTCTTATTCTTGATGAAGTCTTTGATAGTTCACTCGATTCTTCTGGTACTGGAGAACTTCTTCAAATATTAAGAAGTCTTGGAGATGGAACAAATGTCTTTGTGATTTCTCATAAGGGTGATATACTAGTAGACAAATTCTCAAGAACTTTAAAGTTTGAGAAAGTCAACGATTTCTCAAAAATGTCTGACGAATCCTAAATAAAATTGAAGTACGAACATCCTAATTTTTATAAGACTCCTATGGGTGTGGTCTATGAAAAGAAACCCAAGAAGACTTATCCACACCTCTACAGTGTGTTTTTATTATCCTCACATGACACCAGTTGGTTTTATCAAAGAGAAGACAACACATTCTATTGGGAGCACACTCGCAAAGACAAAAATAAGGTAACACGTGATGCATCAAATCTACAATTAGATTTGTTTGGAAAACCTGTCTTATCTAAAGACTTTATTATGAAGGAAATTTTAAGTGTATAACTATTAGTAATACTACACATTAACAAATGTTATCTACCCAATATCGTCTTCGTTTAGAAGGCATTTGTAAATCTATTGCATCAGGAACTGAGGTTGGAATAGATGATATGATATGGGCACAAAAACTAGCGAAAGCAAATACAAGTGCAAGAGGTATGTTAAATCAAGCAAGAAGATTATCTACTAACCCAAACGATTCTTTTTTGAATAACTTGAATATTGGAGACCCCGATTCAAGTAAACATATCAGGGGTTTCCAAAATCCAGAAGATGTGGTAGACTGGTTTCACGAGGAACGGTCTGATGACTGGCGACAACGTGATTAATTATTTTCTAACAAAATGACTAAAAAAACTGAAAGTCCTGAACAACTAATTCAACGTTTTACAAAACGTTCTATGCAATTGCAGGTAAGAAAGCAAGAACTACAACCATTGTATGATGAATATGTTAAGTTAGAAAGAGATTTAACTAGACTTGAAGGTTCCATGCAAGCAATAGAGTATGTTGCTTTTGGTAAAATGCCTGGTGATGGTAACCATGATAAATTTAAAGATCATAAACCAGTTAGACACAACGACCTAGGTTCATTAGACTAATGAATGAAGAAAGAAAGGAAAGAATTATTAAACGTATAGAGGAACTTACAATCCTTTTGGGTGGTAAGATGACACAGAGTAGGCAGAATTATAGAGGAAGGTTGTGTAAACACATTGGAATAGAATACGATATAGAGGGATAAATGAAAGCAATCATCTACAGCGATAGAAACATTGAATGCGAAAGAGTTGAACAACTTTTGAAGTCTGTTCAATTTGATTCTTTAGTTACATATTATCTTGATGATGATTTTAACAATACTCAATTTCAAGCTGAGTTTGGTTGTGATGCATCTTATCCTCAGATTACCATTGGCACAGAGCATGTTGGTGGATTAAAAGATACTCTTCATTATCTAACTAATAAAGGATTGATATCATGATATGTGCCAGTAAAGAAACTGTCCCAAGACTTGCACATTCCGACCTTCGCCTGTTATAATAAAAGAGTAATCAAGGGAATTGGATGAACACACAGGAAGTCAAAGGAACTCTCGCCAAACTGTTGGCAACTGAAAATCTTACTGTTGAGCACCGTAATGTCAGCACTGCTTGCTTTGATGTTGAAAAGCGTTTGTTGATTCTTCCCATTTGGAAAACCGCTTCTAATACCGTCTACGACCTCCTAGTAGGACACGAGGTAGGTCACGCTCTCTATACACCAAACAAAGATTTTGGTTCTGCTCCAAAGGATTTTATCAATGTTCTAGAAGATGCTCGTATTGAGCGTATGATGAAAGTTACATATCCTGGTCTTCGTAAGTCTTTCTTTGAAGGTTATCGTGAATTGTGGGATGATGATTTCTTTGGTGTGAAGGGTGAAGATCCTCTAGATCTATCTTTGATTGATCGTATCAATCTTTACTTCAAAGGTAATCCAAATATTCCTTTCAATGATGAAGAAAGAGTATGGGTTAACCGTACAGAGACAACTAAGACCTTTGAAGATGTTATTGATCTTGCAGAAAAACTTTATGAGTACTGTGCTGATAAACAGAGTAAGAAAGAATTAGATGAGTTGCCTGAGATTCCTTTGAATCAAGATCTTGATGATCAAACAGGTTCTAATTTTGATAGTCAGTTTGATATCGATAGTGATGGTGATGATCAGGATCTTGACCAAGATCAAGGAGAAGGTAACTCAAACAAACCTGAGATCACAGATGAAATGTTGGATGAGTTAGAAGATAAAATGTATGAGGATCAGATTGGTGGACAGACAGGCACCCCTGATGAGACTGAGAGTGTTACAGACAGAGCATTTGCTGAAGCACTTGAGAGTTTGGTTGATGACAATGGTAAAGAGTGGGTATATCTTACTGTTCCCGATCCTAAGGTTGAGGATTATGTTATTCCTCACAAAGAGATTCAAGAAAATCTATACAATCATTTTTATGAAAATGACAAACATGATGTTAGTAATATTGAGTATGGTGTAGATCATTACAATACTTTCAAAAAAGATTCTCAAAAAACTGTAAACTATCTTTGCAAACAGTTTGAGATGAAAAAATCAGCAGATGAGTATCGTCGTGCTGCAACTGCTAAGACTGGTGTCATCAACACTAACAAACTACACACTTACAAATACAATGATGATATCTTTAAGAAAGTTACTGTTATCCCTGAAGGTAAGAATCATGGTTTGGTAATGTTCCTTGACTGGTCTGGTTCTATGCAGTCTCAGTTACTTGATACTCTAAAGCAAACTTACAATCTAGTTTGGTTCTGTCAGAAGTCTGGTATTCCTTTCAGAGTATATGCTTTCCAATCTGGATTCAGTTCATATTATGGAGGTGATGGAATGGAAAAAGTTGCTGCAGATCAAAAAGAAAACGAACTTGCTCTAACTGATGACTTCCGTTTGTTTGAGTTCTTCTCTTCTCGTCAGAACAAGCAATCACTAGAGAGATCTTTGCAACTAGTATATCTTCAGGCATTTGCCATGAATGGTTGGAGACTTTCCTACTACACTCCTTATACTCTTGGTGGTACTCCCCTAGCAGAAGCAATCTATTGCACTCGCAATATTGTTTCCGACCTAAAGAAACTTGAGGGTGTTAGTAAAGTCAATGTTATTTGTTTGACTGATGGTGAATCAAATCCTATGAGTTATGTTCACAAGTTTCCTGATGATCATGGGTATCGTGCTGGTGAAACTCATTGCTCTTATCTCTGCCATTCTCGTAACAATGTATTCTTCCTTCGTGATCCTAAAACTGGTTACACTCGTAAGATCTCAAGTCATCCTTATGATACTACAAAAGAAATAGTATCATACTATCGTGAGATCACTGACTATAATTGGGTTGGTATTCGTTTGTGCAGCAAACAAGAATTGAGCAGACTTGTTCGTGATCTCTGCAGAGACATGGCAGAATATGATGCTATTGACAAGCAATGGAGAAAAGAACGTTTTGCTTCCATCAAAGAGAAAGCAGGTTTTACTGAAGCATTCTTTATGCCAGATAAAAACAATGGTGCAGGCACCCAAGATCTTGAGGTAAAACAAAAATCAGAAGTTGCTACCAAGGCAGAACTAACTCGTGCGTTCAAAAAACACATGAGTTCTAAAATGAACAACAAAACTATCCTCAATGCATTCATTGAGCAAATCGCATGAAATGTAAAGTATCACTATTCAAAGCAGGTACAATCTTTGAAGAGATTGTTATTGCTACAGACTATGAAGATGCCAAAGAAGTTGCTTTGGCAAGAAACCCTAATGCAACTATAATGGGGGTAACAGCAGTACTAGAATGAAGGAATTTAATTATGACCTCGATTATAAATCTCTTGACTTTACAGATGAAGAAACTCGCAAACTTTATCGTATTGGAAGGGGAGAGCAAGGAGTTCTACTGGTTCGCCCTTATACTAACGATATATGTGCTCATTGGAGATTTAAGACACCAGAGATTGCAGTAGAGTCTTCTAATCATATCTTCGGCATGTATCTTGACTACCGAGATGAAAAAGATTTCATCGGTATGGATATGTGTCGTAAATTTTTGGAAATGGGTTTTACTCGTTCAAGAAGATATGCCAATCATCACACAGGTAAGAAATATGATGAAGAAGGAAATGTAAGACCCCAAGAGCCAGATCATGCTACTTGTGATTTTGCTAAGTCTGCTACTATATTTAAGAAGGTTCGTGACATCGTTGCAAAAAATGATACTTATGTTAGAATGAGAAAACAATGGAGGTCTAATGAATGAACATCTTTGTTACTGACCCATCACCCTACGTATCTGCTCAAGTATTACCTGACAAACATATTGTCAAAATGCCACTAGAAACTTGTCAGATGCTTTCTATTGTTTGCTCTGACAAATGGGGTCATGGATATGGTGAACTACATCGTCTTGATGGTCAACCATACAAGACAGAAAAAGGTGCATTTCGAAATCATCCTTGTACTGCATGGGCAAATGAATGTCTTACTAATGCATGGTGGTTACTGACTCATGGTCTAGCATTGTGTCAAGAATACACACATAGATACAGTAAGATACATAGTTGTCAGCAAACACTAGAAGAAGCAGCAAATATAATTCCGTTACAAAAACCTACTTTACCCAAATCATTCGCTTTTGCAGGTCCTGATGAGTTTAAATATAACACAAGCTATGACACTTTTACTGCTTACAAAAATTATATTGCCAGCAAACCTTGGGTTGCATCTAATTATCTACGTGACCCATCCCGAAAACCAGATTGGGTGACAGTTAAATAAGTGTCCACTTGCCCCTTCCATTCGGAGGGGTTTTCTGTTATACTATCTGTATAGACAACAAAGGAACCCTATGACATTTGCCCCAAACCCTGTTACAACTGAGCAACTCGTGCAGTATCTTTCTGAGCACGTTGGAGACGAGGTTGGATGTAAGAACATCCGTGAGGCAGCAAGTCAATTGAAACTATCTTATGCCACTGCTTGTAAACGTTTGAAGTCTTATAAAACAGGTGTTGGCAAATGGAATTTGACTGCTGAACAAATTGAAAAAGCATATGAAGCACCTTCTGCAAATTCTTCTGCAAATTATATTCCTTTAAAAGAAGATTCTTATGTTCCTTTTGGTAACTTCAATAATGTACGTAAAGTAATTTCTTCTCGTAAGTTTTATCCTATCTTCATTACTGGACTCTCTGGTAATGGCAAAACTATGTCGGTTGAACAGGCATGTGCAGTAGCAAAGAGAGAGTTAATTCGTGTCAATATTACAATTGAAACAGATGAGGATGATCTCATCGGTGGTTTCCGTCTTGTTAATGGTGATACTGTTTGGCATAATGGTCCTGTGATAGAGGCACTTGAGCGTGGTGCAGTTTTACTTCTTGATGAGATTGACCTAGCATCTAACAAGATCTTGTGTCTTCAGTCTGTACTTGAAGGTAAAGGTGTCTTCCTTAAAAAAATTGGTAAGTATGTACAACCATCTAAAGGATTTACTGTTATCGCAACTGCAAACACTAAAGGTAAAGGAAGTGATGATGGTCGTTTTGTTGGGACTAATATTCTTAATGAAGCATTCCTTGAAAGATTCCCAGTAACTTTTGAGCAAGATTATCCATCTGCTAACATTGAAAATAAGATTCTTATTAATGCTGGTTGTGAAAAAGAGTTTGCTGATAACCTAGTCAAGTGGGCAGGTATTATTCGTAAGACTTTCTTTGATGGTGGTGTAGATGAGGTTGTTACCACTCGTCGTTTGGTTCACATTGTTCAAGCATATGATATCTTTGGAAATCGTTTGGATTCTATCACTAAATGTGTTAATCGATTTGATGATGATACTAAACAATCTTTCTTAGATCTTTATACAAAGGTTGACGCAGGCGAAGATTCAGAGTATACTAATGAGGATAATTGATATATTATGAAGAAGTACAATGAAGATGAGATCTTGAAAGAGGTCTCTGATTACATTAGTCAGACTTACGGTGGGCACTACTCTTCAAACAATGTTCAGACACTGGACTTGATTGATTCTGTAGGTGACGCAGAGGCATTCTGTAGGTCTAATATTTTGAAATATGCCTCAAGGTATGACAGAAAGGGTTCAGCACGAAAGGATATTATTAAGATTATCCATTATGCTGTGCTCCTTTGTCACTTTAATGACAAACAAGCAAAAGCAAACGCTGCTCAAACTGGAGCAACCGCATTCACCGTTGATTATGACAAGTAAATGACAGTAATTACCAAACCAACAATTGAAGTACTTAAGAACTTTTGTTCTATTAACAAATCTATTGTCATTAAACCTGGCAATCAAATTTCAACTCTTAGTATTAATAAGAACATACTTGCTATTGCAGATGTCGAAGAACAGTTTGATTCGCAGATTTCTATCTACGACTTGGGAGTGTTCCTTGGAGGGTTATCTCTTTTTGACCAACCAAAGATTGATACTTCAGACACAAATTACGTCACTGTAAGTGATAAGCGTGGCAAGTCTAAGACTCGTTTCTTCTATGCTGATCCTGATATTATTACTCAACCTCCAGAAAAAGAGATTAGTATTCCTTCTGTGGATGTTAAGTTCCGTCTAGAGGCAGGTGTTTTGCAGCAACTACAACGTGCTGCCATGGTTTATCAATTACCAGACCTATGTCTTTATGGGGATGGCACTGAAATGAGTTTATGTGTAACTGATAAAAAGAATGATACTTCTAATAGTTACTCAGTTCATGTTGGTGCTAGTGATGATGATTTCTGCTATTGTTTCAAAGTTGAAAACTTGAAACTACTTGCTGGTGATTACAATGTAACCATTAGTAAACAAAATGTTGCCCTCTTCCAAGGTAGTGGCATCAAATACTTTATTGCTTTGGAACCGAATGCCTAATGATTTTTTATGGGTAGAGAAGTACAGACCTCAGAAAGTTGAGGACTGCATACTTCCTACAAATGTGAAAGATACTTTCAAAGGTTTTGTAGAGCAAGGTGAGATTCCAAATCTCTTGCTCTCTGGAACTGCGGGTATCGGAAAAACTACTATAGCTAAAGCACTATGTAATGAATTAGGGGTAGATAGTTATGTCATTAATGGGTCTGATGAGGGTAGATTCTTGGACACTGTACGCAATCAGGCAAAGACCTTTGCTGCTACTGTTTCTCTTACATCTACATCTCGTCATAAGGTTCTCATTATTGATGAAGCAGACAATACGACGGCGGATGTTCAATTACTCCTCAGGGCATCGATTGAAGAGTTTCAAAAAAACTGTAGGTTCATATTCACGTGTAACTTTAAGAATAAAATCATAGAACCGTTACATAGTAGAACAACAGTAATAGATTTCAATGTCCGTGGAAAAACTAAACAAGTTCTGGCGGCAGAGTTCTTTGAGAGATGCAGAGACATCTTGTCCAAAGAGAAGGTACGGTTCAATGACAAAGTGGTTGCCACAGTCGTACAAAAATACTTCCCAGATTTCAGAAGAGTCCTCAACGAACTCCAAAGATACAGTTCTACAGGTGATATCGATACTGGAATCCTTGCAACGTTAGGTGATACCAAGATAGATACATTAGTAGACGCATTAAAGAATAAGAAATTTAATGATGTAAAAAAATGGGTTACTCAAAATCTTGATAGTGATCCTGTTTCTATAATGCGTAAATTGTATGACAATCTGTCATCTGTGATGGACGGTCCTAGTGTTGCTGCTGCTGTGCTTATTATTGCAGAGTATCAGTATAAGTCTGCTTTCGTAGTAGATCAGGAGATTAATCTTCTTGCCTGTTTAACGCAATTAATGTTGGAGTGTAATTTTAAATGACTGATGTAAACAAAGCAACATTGCTCAACCTACTGAAAGAAAGAGCATATAAAAAAGGTGATTATGTATTGTCTTCAGGCAAAAAGTCGGAGCATTATATTAATTGTAAACCTGTAACTCTTTCATGTGAGGGTAATGCATTGTTATCATCACTAATGATTAAGGAAGTAGATCCTAAGTCAGTAGCAGTTGGTGGTCTTACTTTGGGTGCTGATCCATTGGTTTGTGGTGTTGCACAGAGAGCATACTATAAGGGTGGGCATATTGATGCTCTTATTGTTAGGAAAAATCCTAAAGGATATGGTACAAAAGAAGTTATTGAAGGTAACAAACCACCTAAAGGTTCAATCGTTACAGTATTAGAAGATGTAACTACAACAGGCAGTAGTGCAATCAAGGCAGTCAATGTGCTACGTGATGCAGGATATATTGTCAATAGAGTGGTTACTATTGTTGATAGGATGGAAAATCATAAAGTATGGTATAATAATGAACTAGAGTTTGTTTCACTATTCAAATTGGAGGACATTACATCATGACAGAAAATACTAAGTGGAGAGAGGAGTACAAATCATATACAACTAACAAGAAAGAACTTGAGTTGTTAGAAAATGGTCCTAAGAGTCTTGCTCAATCATGGCATATGCAAGCAATGTATAATAATTGGAAAAAAATTAAGGGTATTAAAGATCCTGAACCACCAGATGTTTCATCATCGATGAAAGAATTTTTTGAAAGAACTAAAGATCAAGGTATATAAACATGATTGATATAAAATTAATACGTCTGATAACTGGTGAAGAAATTGTTGCTGAAGTTGTAGATTGGAAGAATGGTATTTTGACAGTTAAGAATGGTTTAGTTGTTATTCCTCATCAAGATCAAGTAGGATTTGCTCCATGGGCAACTGTTATTGATCCAGAATTTCCTGAGATTGCTTTGGATATGAAACATGTTATCTATTCTGTTGCAGTTGCACCTCAGGTAGTTAAGCAGTATGAAAAAATATTTGGTAATAATATTATTACTCCTGACAAGCAATTGATTTTATGACCTCTTTGAAAACACCTCTTCGTTATCCTGGTGGGAAGTCTCGTGCTGTTAAAAAAATAGCACAGTTTTTACCAGATATGAATAAGTATAAAGAATATCGTGAACCTTTTCTTGGTGGTGGGTCTGTTGCTCTTTATATGACACAGGCATATCCTCATCTAGAGATATGGGTCAATGACCTATATGTACCTCTAGTTAATTTTTGGCAACAACTACAGGATAATGGTAATGAAATTACGACCAGACTCAAAACTTTTAAAACAGCATATGCAACTCCAGAAAAAGCAAAAGAACTTTTTTTGGAAAGTAAAGAACTTCTTAACGATGAAAAACAATCCGACATTAGTCGTGCCTGTTATTTTTATATTATTAACAAGTGCTCTTTTTCTGGTCTCACAGAGTCCTCATCCTTTTCATCCCAAGCATCAAACTCCAATTTCAGTTTACGAGGAATAGAGAAATTACCTGAGTATTCAGAGTTGATACAAAATTGGACTATAACAAATCTTTCTTATGAAAGAATGTTATGTGATGATAGGGATATATTCATGTACTTAGATCCTCCTTATGAAATAAAATCTTCTCTATATGGTAAAAAAGGTGCCATGCATAAAGGATTTAATCATGATGAGTTTTCTGAATGGTGTGATGGTTATACTTCTCCTATGATGATATCATATAATTCTTCTCAATTAATAAAAGAACGTTTTAAGGAATGGACACCTTACGAGTATGATCACACATATACCATGAGATCAGTAGGTGATTATATGAAAGATCAGGAACAACGTAAAGAACTTATTTTAACAAACTATGCCATATGATGATCGGTATCCTTTAAAGGATTATCTAAACAGTATCAATGTGACAAAGAAAAATTTGATGGAGGATGAAGATCCTGATTGGGAAAAAAATTATTCTCCTTTTGTAATCAATAAGTGTATGTCACATCATATTGATACTGTGATGTATGCAAATGAGATGAATCAATATCCTAACTTAGATAAGAAACTTCAGTATGATTTCTTTATAAATACCGTCAGATCCCGAAAGAGATTTTCTCCTTGGGGTAAAAAAGAAACGGTGAAAGATCTTGACCTTGTGAAAAAATACTATGGTTATAGTAGTGATAAAGCAATTCAAGCCTTAAGGATCTTAACTCCAAAGCAATTAAATTACATTAAAGAGAAACTGAATAAAGGAGGTAAGAAACTATGAGTGAACTTAAAGAGGTTCAATGGACAAAGAATGATATGGTGGAGGTGAACTTAAAGGAACCTGATGATTTCCTTAAAGTTCGTGAGACTCTTACACGTATTGGAGTTGCATCCAGAAAAGAAAAAAAATTATTTCAATCATGTCACATCCTTCATAAAAAAGGACAGTATTACATAGTACATTTTAAAGAACTCTTCGCACTTGATGGTAAGAAAGCAAATCTATCTGAGAATGATGTTCAACGTCGAAATCGTATAATTAAACTTTTATCTGATTGGGGTCTAGTAGAAATTGTAAAGGAAGACACTGTTACACAAGCTGCACCTCTAAGTCAAATTAAAGTTATTGCATACAAAGAAAAGGGTGAATGGACTCTTGAATCCAAATATAATATCGGTAAAAAAAGGCAGTCTTCTGAATAGATATATAATATAGTTACAGATACTTTTCATGCCCGAAGAGATTAAAAATGAGGTTGTTGAAGAACAACCAGAAGAAAAGAAAAAAGGTTTCTTTGGCAAAGCTAAGGATGCTATACTTCCAGACGCTGATGAACAAGCAGCAATCATTAGTACATTTGTTCGCATTACTGTTCTTGCCTGGTCTGGAGGAATCTTGACTTTAAACTACGTCGCCATACCAGGTGTACCACAACAGAAAATCGATCCAACTTTCATAGCTTCGGTTTTTACAGGGGTGCTAGCTAGCTTCGGAATCCAGACCGCTTCTAAGAAGGGAGATGGTACTATGAAGATGACTAATGGTAATGGTGGTGGAAATGGAGGAAACGGTGGTCCTACTCAAACTATTCGTATTGAGCAAGCACCATTAAAAATCATTGCGGTTGATCCTAATAGCAAAGAAAAGAAAACTTACGAAATTTAAAATCATGCAAAAAGTAATTAATGTACTCGCTGTTGCGTCTGCTGTTGTATCTCTTGCCGTTGTTGGCACTGCTGGCTACGTTTATGTACGCAAGGATGCAATCATAGAAAACATAAAAGAGAAAGCACTAGGTGGTCTTGCTGGCGGTCTTGTTGGCGGTGCTCTTTCAGGTGATGTAGGACTTCCTGAAATTCCCTCTACTGATGGTGCTAGTATGGGACTTCCTGTTCCAAGTTCACCTTTTTAAATTACGAGTATCGTTATGGATAAAATTAATTTAACAAAATGGTTTGCCCTTGGATTGGGTGGAGTCATAGGTATATCTCATATAGGTATGATTGGTATGCTTGCTAGGAGAGATTCATCTAAACTTCCTAGTTTGAATATACCAGTAGGAGCATACACTTCATATGAAGCAAATGTTAGTGAAGATGGTTATAGTGTACGTTACAGAGCTAACGATCCTAAGACTATGATTACTACCATTGATAAAAAAAGTAAAGGCGGCTTTCTGGGACTCGCTAATAATACTACCAAACAAGTTATTGAATTTACTGCCGATGGTGCAGCACACCATGGAGGACCAGTATCAACCAATACAGCATGGATTGATCCATCAGCACTTGCAGTCCAAGCATCTGCAAACCCAGACGGAAAACTCTCAGAAAAAACAATCGCTTGTATCAAAGCAAGAGGTGGTGGAGAACAGACTGGTCGTCTCGTTGGTAGTGGCGTTGGTACTGCTGTTGCACCTGCCGTTAGTGGTATACCTTTTGTTGGTTGGCTTGCTGCTGGTTGGGTAACAATGTTTGGTGGTAATCAAGGTGCTGAACTTGGTGGTAACATGGCAGCAGATCTTAAGGGTTGTTAATGGACGTACAAAAGATCACATCAGGAGTAACAGCAGCAGCAGTTGTAGGAACTGGTGCGTTTGTCGGTGGCAATCATGTCATCGACCAACAAACTGGTGGTCCTCAGAAGAGAGAGGATGCTAAGATAGAAAAGATTAGACAAATCGTTAGAGAAGAAGTATATTTACAACTAATAAATGCTTGGCCAGAAACTAGTGGTCCTGTTAAAGGATTGAAAGATCCTAAAGATTATAAGAAGGAGTTACCTCCAAAATAAAATGGATACTTACCTATGGATCCTATTCATAATGTACCTAATATTACTATCCGTGGACTTGATATACCTGACATAACAGTCAACGGAACAGGAATACCTTTGATTGGCACTGAGACCATAGGTATTCGTGATAATTTTGTTGCTGATATAAGGGATATTAATATACGTGAAACACGTGAGTGGTTAGTTAATCCCCCACAAGCAGTACCAATAGATGTACCAGTCACTGTTAATGCTGGTACACCTATTGTTAATATGCCTGGTTGTGTAGAAGTACACAAAGAGAATGCTAAGAAGGATCCATCAAGGAATAAAAACCTTGTGAATGATGATCCTAAAGCAACTACTACATTATGTGATGCTGGTATGCCTTCATACTTACCAGCAGACTATGATGCTAGAGAATTATTTTGGCAAACAATTAATACCGAACCAGAAAAAGGTGATGAAGGTGTTGATACACAAGAACAAGAACCTATAGAGGCACCATCACCACCTCCCCCACCACCTACAGATGGTCAGATTCCTAAAGAAGTCGAATGTCCTCCTAAGAATGCAAGACGTATAGGTGATAGAAATCAGAAAGGTGATGAGCAAGTAAAAGAATATAAACTAACACCTGATGGTAAAATTTGTGAGACTATCTGGGAACCTGTCCCTATCATGGATCAGTACCTACCATCAGTAGGAGTGGTAACAACCACTGCGACAATTGCTACTGTGGCGACAGCGAGTGCCCTATTTGCCAAACCCCTAGCAGATCTGCTCCTGAAGGTTGTGAAACCTGTTGTGAAGAAGACGATTGCGAAAGTTCAGAAGATTCTTGGGAAGAAACCTTACCGTCCAACTTTATCGGAGATACAGACGAACCGTTACCGAGAGAAGAAAGGTCTACCCCCTCTGAAGAAGAAGGGTTAGTCCATTTTGGTTGAGGTATCTGGTGTTCGTGTGGAATAATTTGTCCACCAGGTGCAGTAACAACTACGTCAGCACATATAGATGCATAGGGTGATTTAGGATGGAACATGATACCAGCCTTCATGAGTTCACCACAATTTTTAAGACGAGCAATCTCAAAGTCTAATCTTTTATTAGCAGTCAACTGCACAACAGATGCTGTCTGTGCCTCTGCTGCCTCTCTACACCTCCTTTGCATACCTCTGTTCAATGGTATAGAAAGTGTAGCAGAAAGACCTACGTTAAAACTTTGATTTGCCTTCATGTCTGTACGCACAGGTTTAAACCATGATGGGGTCATCTCTCCACCAGTGTCAACTATATCTGGTACACCATTAGGACCATCTATATCTTCAATGATAGTAATGTCTGATCCATCTGGGAACCACCTTACTTCTTCACCAGCAGCATTAGTATAAGTTCTATCATCGTACCAATCCTCCCAAGGATAATTCTTGACAGTAACATAGGTAGGAGTCATTGTACCACTGATATCAGTAGTATTGTATTGTGGTTCGTTATAGAAATCTTCCCAAGGGTCTTTCCTTGAGTCAGCAAATTGGATGTATGGTGTCATATTGAGGGTCGTACCCTGACACGATACACCACCACCATAGGTGTTAGTTACGTATGGACCTTGTAAAACTTGTATTGCCTGGTTCGTGACCGAGCCCGAACTATTAGCGATTGGATTTGCGGTTGCACTCACACCCCCTACACCTTGTGCATTCACAGGGGCAGTAATGACCACACTCAGAGCAGATAGACATAATGCTTTTATTGGGTAAACACGCTTGTTGTGTCCGTGACGGACTCTATTACTGTTGTTCTCTGTATGAGAGTTTGATTTGTCATACCTGGTCCTTGATAACTCTGGGTAAATTGAAACGCTGCACCTGGAGTTGTCATTGTGTACTTGCTTTGACTGGAGAGATCTAAAGCATCGAAGGAAGATGTTACGCTCCCTGTGATTGCTCCCTCTCCTGATCCTACGCTTGGATCTATAGTCACTGTTGATGTATTCACATTGGGGTTGAGTGGCTCTCCATTGTTGGAAACGCCTACCCCAGTCACGCTGTATTCCCATCCTGTTCTATAATCTACTGAATTTATGGTTTCCGTTATAGTGCTTTCAGTTTCTGTATGGCTAGTCATACTTCCCTGTTGGAAATTGGGGACCACAGGCACTGCAAGAGTTTTAGACGGAATTAATAATAAGAATAATAGGATAAATTTATTCATCCTTAATCACCTATTTTATAGTTAGCTCTGTTACGAACTGAGTTGTAGCTGTAGTATTAGCACCACCAGCAGAGACACTAGCAAAAGTGTGAGCACTAGTAACTTGACCAGCAAGATCACCAGTAGTACCAGCAGCAACACTTGATATATCACCAAAGTTTTGTGATGCACCAACTGTTACAGCATTACCTGGAATAGCGTCAGCTTGAGTGTATGACTGAGTGAAGCTGAATGCTGCACCAGCAGTGTCCTGTGTTGCTGCAATAGTTCCAGGCGAATAAACACCTGATGCTATAGTGCCAGCAGACACTGTACCAGCAGTTGTTCCATCGGTAGTGTCAATATTAGAACCAGAAATTGAATACGAAGATCCAATTCTCTCAGCTGTTGTATGAGCACCTCCAACACTTAGTTGTACACTTGAAGCAAATCTAGATGTAATGTCTGCCCTTACTGGGTTTATCAAAGCACCAACCGATGCAAGCATAATAAAAGGAATAAATTTTTTCATGCCACTTGACATTGTTACCTAAGACTATATAGGTGTTTATATCCGTATGATAAATGTACGGCGTATACCATTTAAGATTTCTATAATGTATGATTAAATAATAGTGTCGCCGTAAGGGACACACAACTAAAACTCGCTTTTAAAGGAGGCAAAACTATGAACTTAACAAGGTATCATGCTGCGAATCTTCCAGAATTATTGGACAAGATTACTAAGAACAGCATAGGAATGGATGATTATCTAAATAGATTTTGGGAGGCGGATTCCCAATCTAATTACCCACCATATAACTTGGTGCAGTTGAATAATCATGAGTCAAGATTGGAAGTCGCACTGGCAGGCTTCAAGAAGGGAGAGGTTAAAGTCTTCACGGAGTTTGGAAAATTACATGTTGAAGGCATCAAAGAAGATAAAGAAACAGATGCAACATATCAGCACAGGGGCTTGGCACAACGTTCGTTCAAACGCACTTGGCAACTCAGCGAAGATTGCGAAGTTCGACAGGTCGTTTTTGAAGATGGACTCCTCACCGTGGAGTTAGGAAAAGTAATACCAGAACATCACTCACGTAAAGATTACCTAGGAGGTGCATCATGAAACTCACTACTCCTTTCAGCGTCATCAAAGACGCTAAGTCAGATATCAAAAGAGTTCCCAAAAAATCTTTTTGGGAAAAAGAATGTGATGATCATCCGACAAATCAATCATGTTTAATGTATTGTAATTGACATCGGATTAAAATAAGTCTAATATGCTCTATATAAAAAAGTTTATGTTAGAGTATGAAACGAACACCAGGTGAGATAATGGTGCATCCACTGTGGTCAGGACCTGTGGTCTTACTAGGTCTGATGGTCTTAATACAGACTCTTCATACTGTCACCCACTGGCATATGCAAATAGATGCTGATGCATACTGTAAAAACAATGCTGAATGGGTGGAGTCACAGACAAGTGATGATTATTAGCATATATAATGTACAACAGAAGAGACCCGTTGGGTCTCTTTTTATTTGGAGGATATGATGAATGTCTATTTAAATTGCAAACCAAATAGTTACAGTGGGGAATCAGACCTCTTGACATTAGAGGTGCCTTCAGGTTATACTGAAGAACTTCTGCGAATTGTTAGACCCATCGCAGAACAAAAAAATATACCCGAAGATAGAATCCTTAAGGATGTTATCAAGGGAGCAGTACACGAAATTGAAAGGAGGGACTATGAGCGTAAGGGTCGTAAGAACAAGAGGAGGTGAAGATGTTATTTGTGACATCCGTGAAATTAGTCAAGAAGGAGATCCAGATAAAAAAATCCTTGGTTATCAGTTAATCAAACCATATACTGTTTGGGTTTCTGATGCAATGAGTGTTGAGGATGATGATGGTAACATCCATAAACTCAGTAATCCTGAAATTACGATGGAACCTTATGCACCTCTTTCAAAAGAACAAAAGATAATTGTTCGTTATGATGAAATCATTAGTGCTTATGAAACACATGATGATGTAGTCTCAAAATACAATCAACTAGTTGGAGCAACCAATGGAAACGAATCTGAAAGTCCTGTTGATGACAAACAGGAGTGAATATTTAATCGGTCAAGTAACTGAGTTAGATGAAGAACCATCGATATTAGTTGAAAAATGTTTTAGTATTTCACCTGAAGGAGTTCTATCACCTTTTCCTGCATTTGCTTCACAACGTGATTTGTTCTTGACATCTGACTCAGTTTTGACTATAGTGGATGCATCAGAACAAATTACCAAGGAGTATAACGCAGCGAATGAGTAGGTTCTACACCAACGTTCAACTTGCAGGTAATACAATTCTATATCGTGGGTACGAAGATGGACAAAGAGTTCAATCTCGTACCCATTTTAGTCCTACTTTATTCGTAACTTCAAATAAAGAAGAGAAGTACAAAACACTTGAAGGAGATAACGTCCGTCCAGTTAAGTTTGAATCTTCACGAGAGGCAAGAGAGTTTATCTCACAGTATGAGAATGTTGATGGGTTTAAAGTACATGGGTATGAGCGATTTGTATATCAGTTTATTACCCAAGAGTTTCCTAATGAGATTGATTACAGTATCAATCAGATGAAAATCTATGCAATGGACATTGAGGTTCAATGCGAAAATGGATTCCCTAATGTAGAAGAGGCAGCAGAAGAAATGTTATCAATCACCATTAAGGATATGGTGACTAAGAAGTATTATTGTTGGGCAACTCGTGAATTTGAAGCACCAGAAGGTCTAGAGACTCACATCTTTTGGAATGAAAAAGAAATGTTAAATCATTTTCTTGGTTGGTGGGTTGAAAATACTCCAGATATTCTTACAGGATGGAATGTTAATTTGTATGACGTACCATACATTGCTAGACGTGTAAACAGAGTCCTTGGTGAGAAATGGATGAAGAGTCTGTCACCATGGAACCGTGCAAATGAGAGGGAAGTATATGTCCAAGGACGTAAAAACTATGCTTATGATATTAGTGGGGTCAACATTCTTGACTACCTTGACCTTTACCGTAAGTTTACTTATAGTAACCAAGAATCCTACAGACTTGATCACATTGCTTTTGTCGAATTAGGACAACGTAAGGTTGATCACAGTGAGTATGAAAACTTTAAGGACTTCTATACATCTGATTGGCAGAAGTTCATGGAATACAACATCCAAGACGTTGAGTTGATTGACCGTCTTGAAGACAAGATGAAGTTGCTAGAACTAGCAATCACTATGTCTTATGATGCTAAGGTAAACTTTGAGGATGTGTATTCACAGGTTCGTATGTGGGATACCATTATTTACAATTACCTACGTGAGAAGAACATTGTTGTTCCACCCCGTAAGGGATCTAAAAAAGATGAAAAATACGCAGGTGCTTATGTCAAAGAACCGATTCCAGGAAAGTATGATTGGGTTGTCAGTTTTGACCTCAATAGTCTGTATCCTCATCTTATTATGCAGTACAATATCTCCCCAGAAACCCTCAGGGAGACTAGACATCCCAGTGCGAGCGTTGAAAGGATCTTAAATCAAGATGTAGAGATTGATCCTGAGTTCGCAACATGTGCTAACGGTGCTCAATACCGTAAGGATATTCATGGATTCCTACCAAAAATCATGCAAAAAATTTACGATGAGCGAACAATCTATAAGAAGAAGATGCTTATCGCCAAACAGGAAAATGAAAAGAAACCAACAGAGCAACTCAAGAGAGATATCTCAAAGTTCAACAACATCCAAATGGCAAGAAAGATTCAACTTAATTCTGCCTACGGTGCTATCGGTAACCAATACTTCAGGTACTACAATCTTGCGAACGCTGAAGCGATCACACTTAGTGGACAAGTAAGTATTCGTTGGATTGAAAACAAAATGAATACTTATTTGAATAAAATACTTAAAACAGAGGAGGAAGATTATGTTATTGCTAGTGATACTGATAGTATCTACCTCAATCTCGGTCCTTTGGTCGACACTGTATACAAGGGCAGAGAGAAAACTGATAAGAGCATTGTCTCGTTCCTTAATAAGGTCTGTGAGATGGAACTTGAGAAGTATATTACGAGTTCTTACGAAGAATTGGCCGAGTACGTAGGTGCTTATGAGCAAAAGATGTTCATGAAAAGGGAGAACATTGCCAATAAGGGTATATGGACTGCTAAGAAACGTTACATTCTTAATGTGTGGGATAGTGAAGGTGTTCGTTATGAGAAACCTAAACTTAAGATGATGGGTATTGAGGCAGTTAAGTCTTCTACTCCTGCTGCTTGTCGCACAGCAATTAGAGATTGTATGTCTGTAATTATGAACAAAGATGAAGATGCAGCACAGAAATTTATTGCTAATTTTAGGGAAGAGTTTACATCATTACCTATTGAAGATATCTCATTTCCGAGAGGATGTAATAATCTAAATAAATGGGCACATCCTGCTACCCTTTATTCAAAAGGAACACCTATTCATGTTAGAGGAGCATTGCTCTATAACTTTCATAATAAGAAGAACAAATTAAAACATAAGTATCCCTTAATACAGGATGGCGAAAAGATTAAATTTGTATATCTAAAAACACCCAACAAAATCGGAGAAAATGTAATCAGTTTCTTGAACACTTTTCCTCGTGAGTTTGGACTTGACAAACAGGTGGATTATGACTTACAATTTAACAAGAGTTTTCTTGAACCAATTAAAGTTATTATGGATACAATCGGATGGAAGCCAGAAAAAGTTGCTAACCTTGAATTTTTATTCGGATGACCACATACATTGTTGAATATCAAAAAGCTTTCGGTGCTGGTGCAGTGCCAGATGAAAAAGAGTTCTTCGACAAATCAGAAGCAGAATGGTTTGAACGTGCCATGAAACGTTCTAATTACATTACAAAATTATTTAAAAAAAGTCCATGAGTTTTCTAACAGATGTAGCAAAGGAGATTGGCAATGAGTATGCAGGACTTGTTAGTGATGGTGTCTCAGCAGGAGACACTGCTAGTTTCATTGACACTGGTAGTCATATTTTCAATGCTTTGGTTAGCGGTTCAATTTATGGTGGAGTTCCCTCAAATAAAATTACCGCTATCGCTGGTGAGTCTTCTACTGGCAAGACTTTCTTTTGTCTTGGGATTGTTCAGCATTTCCTTGAATCTAATCCCGATGCTGGAGTAATTTATTTTGAATCTGAGTCTGCTATATCTAAGCAGATGATTGAGGATCGTGGTATTCCATCTGATCGCATGATGATTGTTCCTGTTTCTACTATTGAACAGTTTAGAACACAAGCATGTAGAATCTTAGACAAATATGAAGAACAATCTGAAGAAAAGCGTCAACCTTTAATGTTTGTTTTAGATTCTTTGGGTATGCTTTCTACAGAGAAAGAAATTCAAGATGTTGCGGCAGATAAACAGGTACGTGACATGACTAAAAGTCAACTTATTAAGGGTGCTTTTCGTGTATTAACGTTAAAATTAGGTAAAGCAAATGTTCCAATGCTCGTCACTAATCATACATATGATGTGATTGGTTCTTATGTGCCTACGAAAGAAATGGGAGGTGGAAGTGGACTTAAGTATGCTTCATCAACAATTGTATATCTATCAAAAAAGAAGGAAAAGGATGGTACGGAGATTGTTGGAAATATTATCAAATGCAAAACGCACAAATCCAGACTAACTAAAGAAAATTCTCAAATTGAAACACGTCTGTTTTTTGACAAAGGTCTTGACAAGTACTATGGATTGTTAGAATTAGGTGAGAAGGGTGGACTCTGGAAAAATGTAGCAGGTAGATATGAGATGAATGGTAAAAAAGTATATGCAAAACAAATACTTAAGGAACCAGAAACATATTTTACCACTGAAGTGATGCAAGCACTTGATGAAATTGCTGCAGAGGAGTTTTGTTATGGAAGTTAGTCCTTTAAATGTCTCATTATCAGATTTAGTTAAACCCTCTCTTACAAGACTTACAGATTATATTAAAACTTATGATGATATTTGCGATAAAGAACTCTGTGAAGAAATAATAGAATTATTTAATTCACAAGAAGAGCATCAAGAATACATCGATAGATCACAAAGACCTACGTTTACCGAGATGAATATATCTAAACGGTATGCAGCAAGAGATGTTGCATGGATGGGTATACAAAAACAAATTCAATATCATTTTATTGAATCTGTTGGTAGGTATGTAGATGAAGTTGATCTAGGTCCAGACTTTCCTGCCAAATATTCATTTGAAGAGTATAGGATTAAAAAATATCGTGAAAATTCTACTGATGAATTTGCAGATCATGTTGACGTTGGAGACCACAATTCTGCTCGTAGATTTTTAGTATGTTTCTTATACTTGAATGATGTTGAGGAAGGTGGAACTACAGAGTTTCCAAAAATTAATCATGCAATTGATCCAAAGTGTGCTAGAATATTGATGTTCCCTCCAAACTGGATGTACCGTCATGCTGGTCGTCCAGTTACCAAAGGCACAAAATATATTGTTGGATCTTATCTTCACTACATGTAATGAATCTAGAAGTAACTATTCTTAGCAATCTAGTATACAGTGAAAAGTATACAAGAAAAGTATTACCTTTTCTCAAGTCAGAGTATTTTACTGCTCGTGAATATAAGATTATTTTCTTAGAGATACATGAGTATGTTAGTCAATATGATGCGTTACCTTCTCTTAATGCTTTAGGAATTGAGTGTCAGGAGAGAACTGATTTAACCGAGGAACAATTTAAAGATGTTATTGGTGTTCTAAATACTCTTTCTAATGATATTTCAGATCATGATTGGTTGATAGATGCTACTGAGAAGTGGTGTCAAGAACGTGCAATCTACCTATCTCTCATGGAGAGTGTTAAGATTGCTGATGGTCAAGATTCTAAGAAAGATAAGGGTGCTATTCCACAAATTTTATCCGAAGCACTTGGAGTATCATTTGATCAGCACGTAGGACATGATTATGTCTCAGATGCAGAAGCAAGGTATGATTTCTATCATCGTAAAGAAGATAAGATCCCTTTCGATCTATCTCTCTTCAATAAAATTACGAAGGGTGGTCTTCCTAACAAGACTCTCAATATTGCACTCGCTGGTACTGGTGTGGGCAAGTCTTTGTTTATGTGTCACTGTGCCTCCTCAGCCCTTCTTCAAGGTAAAAATGTCCTTTACATCACGTTGGAAATGGCGGAGGAAAAAATCGCTGAACGCATTGATGCAAATTTACTCAACATCCCCATTCAAAAACTTTCGGATTTTCCGAAGATAATGTTTGAAAAAAAGATTGCAAGTCTTGCTAAAAAAACTCAAGGTAAATTAATTATTAAAGAGTATCCTACTGCGTCTGCACATGTTGGACACTTTAAATCTCTTATCAATGATCTTGCCCTCAAAAGATCTGTTAAACCTGATATTATATTTGTAGATTATTTAAACATTTGTGCCTCTCAAAGGTACAAAGGATCCATTGTTAACAGTTACACTTATGTCAAAGCAATTGCAGAAGAATTACGGGGTCTCGCAGTTGAGGCGAACGTTCCGATTATATCTGCCACTCAAACTACTCGTAGCGGTTACGGTAGTAGCGATGTTGATCTCACTGACACCTCTGAATCTTTTGGATTGCCTGCTACTGCTGATCTTATGTTTGCCCTTATTTCTACAGAAGAGTTGGAAGATATGAATCAAATCATGGTAAAGCAATTGAAAAATAGATACAACGATCCTACTTCTTATAAAAGATTTTGTATAGGTATTGACAGATCAAAGATGAGGTTGTATGATATTGATGATGCTCAGAAAGATCTAGTTGATTCTGGTGAACCTGAGATTGATTTGGTAAATAAATTTACACCAAAGAAAACTTTTCAAGATTTAAAGTATGACTAAGCGAGTAAATACGGATGCCTATATGGAATTCGTTAATGCAGTAACGTCTGAAGCATCTAAGAATTATGATGAGTTTAATTCTAGATGTTTTGAGATTCAATCAGAAGAAAGTGGTGATGGACTTCCTGTTCATAGACTTCTAACTGCTGCTCTTGGTATATGTGCAGAGGGTGGTGAGTTTACTGAGGTAGTAAAGAAGATTGTTTTCCAAGGTAAACCTGTAAATGAAGATAACATCTTTCATATGAAGAGGGAACTTGGAGATATCATGTGGTATGTTGCACAAGCATGTATGTCACTTGACACTACAATCGATGAAATTATTGAAATGAATGTAGAAAAGTTGAAGTCAAGATATCCTCTTGGAGAATTTGACGTTCATCATTCAGAAAACCGTAAGGAGGGAGACATTTGATTTATGTAATGGGTGCTATCGCTACCATCGTACTAATCTTTGTAATATTTACATTATATAAGTACTGGGTATGAGTGAGGCATGGAAGATCTGGAAGTATGCACTCGGATCTTTTCAAGATGAAACAACAAAAAAGTATGATGACATTATCTGCGTTATCAGAACTTTTATTTTTATACAGTTAGTAGTCACTAACTGTTTTATTGTTGCAGGTAACATTAGACATTGGAATGACAATCATGGCACTATCCCAACAAGTAGAGACTTCATTAAAGGAAGCACAACAGAACCTACGTAACGCATTATCATTTGCAGCACGTACTGAAAAACCATACATTGCAAAGCACATTGCGGATATGATGGCTAACATTGATAATATCATACATATAGTTCCTATACTGGAACATGCAGAACAAGCATTAGATGATAATATAGACAATAAATATTAGTGGAGACCTGTGTCTGACTAATGGCAATAACAATACCCCCAATAAACAGAACTGCTTTTGAAGATGTAATGCAGGCATTGGGGGGTGATGATTATTCTTATTACCTATTTGATGTTAAGAATGTAGAGGACAAGGATTCAACCAAGAAAGTTCAGATAGCATTAAAAGTTTTTGTTCCTCAAACAAAAAGACTTGCAGCAGTTGAAAATATAAAAGGTGCATTAGATGAAAAATATCCAGGAATTACAACTAATACAAAAGGCACTGCCTTAGATATTCCGATAAGAGAAAAACAAGTTATTAGAATAGAAGTTAAACCAGAAAATAGTAAAGGATCTGGTGGTGGTGCTGCACAAACTGCACTAGTAGAATCTGCACAATGTGTCTATGCTGCTATGAGATATTACTGTCCTAATATAGAAAAGAAAAAAGCGTTTACTGAAGAGGATTTTAAATGTGGTATGAGATATTGTGATGTAACTGCTAAGTTAAGTGAAATTATTTCACTAGGAAAAGATTGGCAAGAATCATCTTGGGCAGGTGCTAATACAATATTTGGTAAGGTAGGTGGTAAAGGATGGACATTTGTTAGAGGTGATTCTATTATTGATGATGGTGCAGTTAAGAATGCATTCAATAGAGTGAAGAATCAAACTAACTTATCATCAGAAGATAAATGGAATCCTTCTGATATATGGATGGTGAAAGATAAGACCAAAGTAAAAAAACATCTTGATAAAGAAACTACTATTGATTGTTTAAACAATGCTCTATTACAATTGAGAGCAGAGGGGGAGTTAGTTGGTATATCTTTGAAAAAAATTGAAGGTAGACCTAATATGAAATTGTTAAATGATAGACCTCCCTCTGAAAGAAAAGCAAACGAAAAAGCATCTTTTGTAAAGTATGATTTGACATTCGATAATGGTAGGAAAGGTGATAGTCATCCCATGGATGTTTATGTGTACTATGGCACAGGTAATTTTGAAAAATTTCAAGCAAGAAACTTTGGTGGTCCTACAAAAGGTGATTGGAAGTTAGAATTGAAAGGTAAATCTGCTGCACAAGGTAAAATACAAGGTAAGAAAGTACAAGAATTATTAAAGGATGGTAAGTTTGGCACACTACCTGAGTATGGTGCAACAGATACTTGGAGTAAAGCTAAGACTAATAAGTTAGATGAGGAAATATATAAGTTACTGGTGAAATATAAAGCAAAGGGTTTAAAGAATAAAGGAACTGACATGGCATGGATTAAAACAGCAGAACAAGCATGGAAGTATAGTAAATATACTGGATTAAAATTTTTAGATTGGGTATCCTCTCATAAAGATTCTGACCAGATCATAAAAGAAATATATTTGTACGCATCTTCACAGTCAGATAAGTCGTCTGTGTATTGGAAACTCCAGTAAGAAAAGTGGCACAATGAAACCCAAAACAGCGTGTGGATGTAGTATAATATGGGTATCAGAAACGGTTGAGATGCCCAACAAACACCTTGAACACCCAGAAGATTCAATCCTTCAAGGACGTAAGGTTGCAATAGATGCCATCAAAGAACTTGTGACAGTTACTAGACTGTCTGTCAAATGGGATGGTGCTCCTGCCATAGTGTTTGGTACTAATCCTGAGAATGGTAAGTTCTTTGTGGGCACCAAGTCCGTCTTCAACAAACGTAAAATCAAAATCAATTACAGTCATGAAGACATTGATAAGAATCATCAAGGCACTGTCTCTGACATTCTTAGGTTATGTCTTGATAACCTTCCTCGCATCAATCGTATTATCCAAGCTGATTGGATCGGTGTCGGTGGGGGGAATGTTTATTGTCCTAATACTATTCAGTATAAGTTTGGTCATAAGATTTCTGAAAAAATTATTCTAGCACCACATACAGAGTATACAGAACTCAGTTCTACTGCTGAAGGTAAGATAGGAGTTAGTCTTGATAGCACTTCTAGTTGCTACTTTGTTGATACTAACAATGCTACTGTAGAACCACCCTTGGGATGGAGACATCTAGCAAAGATACTACCTACACTCATGGTTGCAAAGGTTCCACAATCCCGCACTGAGATAGCAAAACATATCAATTCATTCGTAAGACAAGGCAAACTTCCGCATCCTCAAAAAATGTATGATACGTTAGATGCTAAATATAAGGGAGAAGTAAATGTAAGTACCTTTAAGGTATGGCATAAAATCTTCCAACTGAAACAGCGTCTACTCGGTGCTATTGTTGTAAATGGAAATGTTGAATGTTACATCGATGGAGAACTTTCTCAACATGAGGGGTTCGTTACGGTTTCAACCAATCCTTACAAGATAGTGGATAGACTAACTTTTAGTAGAGCAAACTTTAACCTTAGTAAGAATTGGCAGAATGAAAAAGTTCAGTGCTTTCCTAACTGAAGCCGAAAGATCCTTCGCTGCAAAAGAAGCAGAGAAATTAAAACTTAAGCATGTAGGGTATGGTAAGTATGCCGATGTAAATGGCAACGTCACCCACATTTCTAAGGACGGTAAACTAGTAAAGGTGTCTGGTCAACAGGCAGCAGCACAAACACAGCAAAATGGAGGAGAAGAAACGGGAGCTGGCGAGGGTCAGGTCGATCAAGGTAGCATATCTGTTACATTTGGAAGATTTAATCCACCTACTGTTGGACATGAGAAACTTTTAAATAGAGTTGCTCAACAGGCAAAATCTAGTGGAGGAGAGTATAGAATATATCCATCTAGATCTGAAGATCCTAAGAAGAATCCTCTTGATGCAGGAACTAAAATTGGATTCATGAAGCAAGCATATCCTGATCATGCTAATGCTATTCAAAACAATGAAGATATGAGAACTATCTTTGATGTTCTTAGCACTCTTGACTCTGAGGGATATAGCACAGTTAATTTGGTAGTGGGTGGTGATAGAGTTAGTGAGTTTAATAGTCTTGCACAGAAATACAATGGAGATCTATACACATTTGATGAGATCAATGTAGTTTCTGCGGGAGCAAGAGACCCAGATGGTGAAGGTGTAGAAGGTATGTCTGCATCTAAACTTCGTAAGGCAGCAGCAGAAGATGATTTTGATTCCTTTAAACGAGGAATGACAAAAAGTTTAGGTAAAGATGGCACGGAAAAGTTATATACAACTTTACGTCAAGCAATGCAAGTAGAAGAGTTTGATGATTTTGCTGAAGCATCATACGATCTGTATGAGATTGCTCCTAAGTTAGATCCTCAAGGTCTTCGTGAAGCATATTTCAATTCAAATTTATTTAAGGTGGGATCTTATGTCGAGAACGATAATACAGGAGTCATTTCTAAAGTTGTTAGTCGTGGTAGCAATTACGTCATCTCTATTGATGAGTCTGATCATCTTTTTCGTACTTGGTTAAAAGACTTAGTGGAAATAAATAAACTTAAGTTTTTTAATTATAAACCTGCTGGTGAGATTGGTACAGATAAACTTGCCAATTATATGAAAAGATTAACACCAGGTGAATTCATTCGTAAGCTAAATAAAAGGGACAAGGACAGATAGTACCATGAATCTTAGAGAACTACCCGATTTTTCGGAAGCACTGAAACAAGTGCAAATGTATGAAAAGAAAAAATTAGATCCTGTCGGTAAAGAAGATGGTGACATGGATAATGATGGTGATAAAGATAAGAGTGATTCTTATCTATTGAATCGTCGTAAGACTATTGCTAAGGCGATGGGTAAGAAGACTCACCTTTGTGCGTCTAAAGTTAAGATGGAAGACAGAGAGTATGATGTAATTCCAGAAGCACATACACTATTGGAAGATGGTACTGTAACTCATTATGATATTACTGATGGTAATTTTATTATGGAGAATGTGCCTGTAGAAGAATTAGAAATTATTCAAGAAGGTCCACACGAGCATTATGTTAACTACGATAAGAACTTGGAGGTTCTTGGAGAAAATTGTGGAGGATCACATGATGGTGATATGAAGAAAAAGAAGAAGAAGAAAGAAGAGATGGGTGAAGGATATGGTAGTAAGAAAAAGAAAAAGCATGACTGTGCATCAAAAGTAAAACATGAGGAGTTTGGTGTTGGTAATTGTATCAAAGGAATGCATGACCTTGATGAGAATGGTGTAGTACAACACTATGACGTTTTCTTTGAGCATGGTATTGAAAAACATGTTCCAGTTTCTAAACTAGAAATCTTGGAGGGAGGCATGCATGAGCATGTTATTCACGACGAGGCAGAGGATGATGCTTAGTTTTAAAGAACTAAACGAAAAAAAGAAGACAGGAGTTAAGATCAATCCTAAAGTTACAGATGTGATGGAGAAAGAGTTTAAACCTCACATCATGATTGATAAGAAGACTGGGAAGAAGTATAAAGCCAACAGTATGGCTGACCATGACAAGTACAAGAAATTGGGATATGTACATGAAGAAAAGAAACCAAAAAATTGTGGATGTGGACAAGATCCTTGTATAACTTATGGAAAGAAAAAAGAAGTAGAAGAAGGAAAGAAAAAAGATGATACATACTTAGAGACGGACTTTAAAAAACGTCAAAAAAATAATGAGAAGGCTCGTAAAGAGCTTATGAAAGGTCCGCAAATGAAAAACCCTCACTTTGAATCTAAAACCTATGACAGTCAAGAAGAAGTTTCAGAAAAAAGCACAAAAGAGAGCACTGAAAATTCGATCTTGACCTTTGGACAATTCCATGAAGCAACCCGACTTAAAAAAGAAACGGGTTACGATAAGGGTGGAACTAAAAAACCATCTGGGAACAAACCTAAGGATGCTGCATTGTCATTCGTTCTTGATAAAATCAGGAAAGAACATGGTAAAGGTGCAGTCATGACAGGTGGCAGCAGACAACAAAAGAAAGTAAAGGGTCAAAAATCTACTGCAGGTACTGGTAAGTATAAGAAAGCAGCAGATGTTAAAAAACAAACTGCTGCTGATGCTAAGAAGAGAGGATTTAAATCTTCTCAAGATTATGTTAATACCATGGCAAGGTATGGTGGAAAAGACAACTACGATAAAGGTAGAGGATTAGGATCATGACACCCACAGAAGCAAGACAATTTCTTATTGGTAATGGTTATGCTACTAATAATGCAGAAGCAGACGCTGTTAGAGAAGATTTTAAAGGTAAAACTTACTCTTCTCAGATGTTATACCAGAATTCTGTTATGACTGAATATGTATTTAAAACATTAATCAGCGACTCTCCTATCGCCAACTGCACTATAGAAGATATGGGTAAAACGTGGTCATGAAAAATTTTCACCAGCTAATCGACGAAGGTTCACTCCACAAATGGTTCAAGGGTTCTAAATCCAAGGATGGTAAAGGTGGTTGGGTTAACGTAGTAACTGGTGGAACTTGTGCAAGTGATGAACCAGGTGAGGGAACTCCTAAATGTGTGTCCTCAGCAAAGAGAGCAAGCATGAGCAAGTCAGAAAGATTATCTGCTGCTCGTCGCAAAAAGAAAGCAGATCCTAATCAACAATCTAAATCAGGTGCTGCAAAACCAACTTATGTTTCAACTGACAAACCCAAGAAAAAAATGAAAGAAGAAACTCAAATCTCCGAAACCAAGGATAAAAAAGGTAAAGGTAGTGGTAGTAAAGATGCCTGTTACCATAAGGTTAAGTCAAGATATTCAGTATGGCCAAGTGCTTATGCATCAGGTGCATTAGTTAAGTGTCGTAAAGTTGGTGCTGCAAACTGGGGTAATAGTAGTAAGAAAGAAGAGTTTGAAGGACGTAAATCTTTTTCTGATTTTCAAGCAGAATGTTGGAAAACTCATAAGAAAGTAGGTATGAAGATGAAAGGTGGTAAGTTAGTTCCTGATTGCCGTCCTAAAAATGAAGAAGTACTACCAGAGGCAAAGGTAGATAAAGGTCGTAGTGATTACGGTAAAGCATCTATCAGAAATTATAGAAGAATGGGTCCTGGTCATGGTGATCCTGGCATGTTTGACCCTGAGGGTAAGAGAGGCAAGACTATTGAAAAACGTAGAGAAGAACACAAAGCACGTCGTGGTGTGAAAGGTGCTAAAGTACCTGCATATAAAAGAGAGGAAACAGAAACACATGTATATTGGTCGAGTGAAGCATTAGATCAGTTAGAAAAAATACAAGAGAAGTCTGCTGCATGGCAACGCAAGGAAGGTAAGAATAAGACTGGTGGTTTGAATGAGAAAGGTAGAAAGTCTTACGAACGTGAGAATCCTGGTTCTGATTTAAAACGACCACAACCAGAAGGTGGTCCTAGAAAGAGATCTTTTTGTGCTCGTATGAGTGGAGTTAAAGGACCGATGAAAGATGAAAAAGGTAGACCAACTCGTAAAGCATTAGCACTTAGAAAGTGGAAGTGTTAACGCATATATAGAGTACCTACCTTGGTACAAAATTATGATCACTAAATTTTTACTCCCTATCGCTATTGACATTATTAACAAAGCGGTAGATAAAATCCCTGAGGACCTAGAGGACAAACTAAAGGTGTTTGTTATCGGATTACTCAAGAAAGCTGCTGCTAAATCAGGCAATAAAGTAGATGACAAACTAGTTGAGGCACTTGAGAAAGCACTGCTAGAAAGTTAACTTTATAAATAATCATACAGAATACACGTCGGAGAAACATGTCTTTATACGGAAGAGTTGACTCCACTGCTAACCAGACTGCTGTCGGTCTAACTATTGGTAATAGCGGTGGGTCGGTTACAAAAACTATCGTCTTTTGTGACGAAACAGAAGCAGCGTTAGCAGCAAATAAAAGTCGTGGTATTACAGCACCTGGTTGGTGGGCGTATCATACATATACTGATGTATCTGGTGCAACTCGTCATCGTGCAGAGCATCTTATGTTTCTCACTAATCCAGAAGCAAATGCTGATGAGACGCTAAGTGATGATACTATCGCAGCAGATGCAGCAAACACTATTACTTTGTCTACAAACAATACAGACAAGACAACTTCAAGTGGTGCAGCAACATTCGCAGTGGTAGCATCTGTAACCAACAGTGGTACAGCAACCTTCCAATGGCAGAAACGTACTGCAAGTACAGGTAGATTCTCTAATGTATCTGGTGCAACTAGCACAAACCTTGTTCTTTCAGGACAGACTGCAGCAAACGATGGTAACCAGTACAGAGTTAAAGTTAACTCCAACAATGGTGCTCCAGAAGTTATATCCGACGTAGCAACACTCACATTTGGTAGCTAATGTTAATTGACGAACTGAATGACTCTAATTACATTCTTTTCGCCATCAAACATTATGAAAATCCTTCCTCTATGACGAGGGAGGATTTTGATGAAGATATGAAACGTTTCAAGTATCTTAAAAGATTATTGAAACGTTATGTTCGAGGGGGTTCTTTAAGAACTCATCTTCTTATCAATCATTTAATCATACTTTATAATGTTTTTGGTGAAGCAGCAACACCCTTAATTTTTTTTAAGATGGAAAGAGAGTATTGGAGTTTGATAAAAACTCTACTACTTTACTTGAATAAATATCCTATAGGAATGATGCCATCTTTAGAGGTGGATCCTGATTTGCAAGAAGAACTGGAGAAACTCTGATGAACTCAAAGGATTCGCTAAAAAATTGGAAGCATAAAGACGCAAAGAAATATGCTGAAAAACTTATAGAAGAGTATGGTCAACCAGATGAAGTAACTCAGACCATGTTGAAGTGGAATACACTTGGTTCATTTGGAAAGGGTGAGATGGAAACATTCATTCTTGACGAGAGTATCCCACATGCTTTTCCAGGACCACATAGAGACTATGTGTATACTGTTATGAAAATAAAAGTTCCTAGTGATAAACTAGATACACTTGGTCATGTTACTGGTAGTATTATTTACGATGGATTAAAGGAAACTATTACCGCAAGATGTGGTAGTCTATATGCAAATGCTGCTACAATGGGATTTGTAAGAGATCTAGTTGAAGGTAAAATTCCAACAACGGATGCTGTTGCAAAGAAAGAATATGCTAAAAGAATACAGAAAGATCCATTACCAAGTTTTTATGACAACCGAATGAACGAGGGTATAGAACATATGTGTAGTTGTACTAGCGATCTATTAAAAGAATATTCACCCAACATTGCTTACCAAGCAAAAGGTGGAAGAAAGAGTGGTAAGTTAACTAAGTCATCTATCTACAGTCTCAAAGATAAAGGTGAGAGTAAGAAAGAATTTAGAAAGTCTCATGTAAAAGATGTAAAGGATGGTTACGTTGGATCAGGACACAAACCTACACCAGGAAAGTTTAAAAAAGAAGAGTTGATGACCACAGGTAGCACACCTGGTAAACCTGGATTTAGTAGTAAAGCAGATGCAACAGGACCAGTTGCAGGATATGATCCAGTCATGAGGTTTAGAAAAAAACTTAAGAAAAAGGACGCTGATAAACTAGTGATGCCTGGTAATAAATTACAAGAGGGAATGGAAGTCAGGAGTCGTCTCTTTCAATATAAAGTAAAACTTCCTGAGGTTGGTGAGACAGTTGTATATGCAAGTAATCCTGCCGAACTTCGTATGAAACTTCGTCTTCTTATTAACTATCGTTACAGAGGAGATATTTCTATTGAGAGAATTATGCCTGGTGAAGCTGGTAAGTTCTTTATGGATAAGCGTATGAAGCATATGCGTAACGTCGAAGAGAATACTGATCAGCAGATGAAACAACAGATGACTCGTCAGCAAATTGGTCTTGAAAAAACTAAAGCAAACGATAAGATAGTTCAGATTAGAAAAGAGTTGCAGAAGAAAACTGCATCTCTGATGAAAAAACAAAGAGCAGGAGGAGCACAGGCAACTGTGGATAAGTAATGTCGGACAATTTGAATACTGCAATTATTGAAAGATTAGAAAGAGTAGTAGATACACTTCAGGAAAACTCCGTGAAGATGGGTCAACTACTTGCTGTCCATAATGAGAAGTTAGACAAACAGGATAAGGTTGATGAGATTTTATTCGAGAAGGTTGATAGACTACATACAGATCTTAATAGAGAAACAGACGCAATTAAACGTGGTTGTGAAAGAGACATACGTAAAGTTGATGACCGTCTTAGACTCATGGAGAAAAAGATGTGGTCTATTTTTGGTGCTCTGTCTGTTATATCTGTCATCGTTAGTCCAATCGGACAGAAAATCTTAAGAAATTTGACAACTCCGTCATCACCTGCTAGTATGGATATAGTGACTGTCCATCGTATTGTCTGAGTTTGTTGATTCACATTATGTAAGTCTCCTTTCTGGTAGACTGGACAAGTTTGCTAAGAAGAAAGCAGATCTATATAACTTCCGTTGCCCTTACTGTGGAGATTCACAGAAGCATAAGAACAAGGCAAGGGGGTATTTTTTTCGTGTGAAAGCAGATATGGTATATAAATGCCATAACTGTGGAGTAAGCAGAACATTACCTAACTTCTTAAAAGATCAAGCACCTGATCTTCATGATGAGTATATTATGGAGAGATATAAGGAGGGTACAACAGGTAAAGGATCTTATGTTCCTAAACCAAAATTTAAAAAACCTGTATTTAAAAAACAAGGTGAACTTGTAAAAGTTTCTGATCTAAATAAAGAACATTCAGCATATCAATATCTCATAGGACGGAAATTAAATCCGTCCTTATTCTATTTTACAGACAAGTTCTGTACTTGGGTTAACACACAGAAACCTACTTTCTCTGACATCAAAAAAGACCACTCTAGAATCATTATTCCTTTTATTGATGCAGAAAAAAACTGGTTTGGATTTCAAGGAAGATCTTTGAACCCTAAGGACAAGATGAGATACATTACTGTAATGTTAGATGAAAACAAACCAAAGATCTTCGGATTAGATAAAATTGATGAAACAAAACCAATTTACATTACTGAGGGACCGTTTGACTCTACCCTCTTGGAAAACTCAGTTGCGATGGCTGGCTCCGACATTGATCCTCGGACGTTTGGTTGGAGCGATTATATTTGGGTTTATGATAACGAACCTCGCAACAGAGAAATCGTCAATAGGATCTCAAAGTCAATCGACAGAGGAGATAAGGTAGTGATCTGGCCAAATCATATACAACAAAAAGATGTTAACGATATGACATTAGCTAGACACGATGTTAATTCTTTGGTACAATTAAACACATACAAAAATATAGAGGCACAAATCAAATTTACAGAGTGGAAGAAAGTATGACACCAACGGAAATCAAAGTTAAAAAAAGAAACGGTGATACCGCTTCTTTGGATTTAGAAAGGGTTCATCACATTGTTGAACATGCTTGCAAAGGACTAGCAGGTGTGTCTGAATCAGCAGTGGAAATCAACAGTGGTCTTCAATTCTTTGATGGAATTGAGACTAAGGATATTCAAGAGATCCTTATTCGTTCTGCTAATGACCTGATTACTCTAGAGAATCCTAACTATCAGTATGTTGCTGCTAGACTTCTCTTGTTTGGTTTGAGGAAGTCTGTATATAATGGACATCCTGACAAGCATCCTATCCTCAAAGATCATGTAGATAGATGTATTGAGAAGGGTGTATATGACAAAGAAGTTCTCACTAAGTTTACAGATGAAGAGTGGGAAAAAATAAATGAATACATAGATCATGATAGAGATTACCTGTTTACCTATGCAGGTATTCGTCAAGTAACTGATAAGTATTTGGTACAGGATAGAAGTACTGGGGAGATATTTGAAACTCCACAGTTCATGTACATCATGATTGCAGTTACTCTCTTTCAAGATGATGATAAGTTCTACAGGTTAGATTATATTAAGAAGTATTATGACGCAATCAGCAAACACAAAATCAACATCCCCACCCCAATCATGGCGGGAGTGCGAACACCAATTCGGCAGTTTGCATCTTGTGTTCTCGTTGATATTGATGACACCTTGGATAGCATTTTTAGTTCTGATATGGCCGTGGGTCGTTATGTTGCACAAAGGGCAGGAATCGGTATCAACGCAGGTAGAATCCGTGGCATCAATGCTAAAATCAGAGGTGGAGAAGTTCAACACACAGGTGTTGTCCCATTCCTCAAAAAGTTTGAAAGCACTGTCAGATGCTGCACTCAAAATGGCATCCGTGGTGGATCAGCAACTGTCCACTTCCCAATCTGGCACCAAGAAATAGAAGACATCATCGTCCTCAAGAACAACAAAGGAACAGAAGACAACAGAGTAAGAAAATTAGATTACTCTATTCAACTATCTAAATTATTTTATGAGCGATTTCTCCAAAACGGCACTATTACTTTATTCAGTCCTCACGATGTGCCTGGGTTGTATGACGCTTTTGGTAGCGATACCTTTGACGAACTCTATACTAAATACGAATCAGACAAGTCTATCCCTAGAAAAACCATTGGTGCTCAAGAATTAATTCTTGATATCTTGAAGGAGAGAGCAGAGACTGGTCGTATTTACTTGATGAATATTGATCATTGTAATACTCATAGTTCATTTAAAGATAAGATTGAGATGAGTAATCTATGTCAAGAGATTACTCTACCAACCAAACCTATTCAACACATTGATGGTGATGGTGAGATTGCACTATGCATTCTATCTGCTATTAATGTTGGTAAGATTAACAGGTTAGAGGAACTTGATGAACTATGTGAACTTGCTGTTCGTGGTCTTGATGCTTTGATTGATTATCAACAGTATCCTGTGAAGGCAGCAGAACAGTCTACAAAGAACAGAAGATCGTTGGGTGTTGGATTCATTGGTCTAGCACATTATCTTGCTAAGAATGGTGCTAAGTATGAATCTACAAAAGCAAATGATTTAGTTCATAAAATTACAGAGAGATTCCAGTTTGCTTTATTGACTGCATCTAATCGTCTTGCAATGGAAAAAGGACCATGCGGTTATTTCGGTAAGACTAAGTATGCAGATGGAGTTCTTCCTATCGATACATATAAGAAGGACGTTGACGAAATTATATCAAATGACTTACTATGTGATTGGGAGTTTCTTAGGGAACGTATCCTAAAGTATGGGTTACGTCACTCAACATTGTCTGCACAAATGCCATCGGAAAGCAGTTCCGTTGTGTCAAATGCAACCAATGGAATTGAACCACCTAGAGACTACTTATCCATTAAGAAGTCAAAGAAAGGACCACTTAAGCAAGTTGTTCCGTCCTATGGGACTTTAAAGAACAACTATACATTGTTATGGGATATGCCAGATAATAAAGGGTATATCAACGTAGTTGCTATTATGCAAAAATTCTTTGATCAAGCGATCAGTGGAAACTGGTCGTACAACCCAGAGAACTATCCTGATAATGAAGTACCTGTGTCAGAAATGGCAAAGGATTTATTGACAACATACAAGTACGGTTGGAAGACTTCTTACTATCAAAATACATATGATTCTAAGAAGGATGGAGATGATGTGGATGTTGACAATCTTATTAACGAACTATTAACCACCGAGGAGGAAGTCTGTGACAGTTGTGCAGTCTAAAGAAATCACTGGTATGACAGTCTTTAATAAAAAAGCTGTTGATACTACAAAACAATTCATGTTTTTTGGAGCACCATTAAGTGTGCAGAGATATGACCAGTATAAGTTTCCAACTTTTGACAGATTAACACAGCAACAATTAGGATATTTTTGGAGACCTGAAGAAGTATCACTCCAGAAAGATCGTGCTGACTATGCACATCTTACAGAACAACAAAAACATATCTTTACAAGTAATCTCAAGTATCAGATTATGTTGGACTCTGTACAAGGTAGAGCACCTGGTATGGCATTTATTCCATATTGTTCTCTACCTGAGTTGGAAGGATGTATGCAAGTATGGCAGTTTATGGAGATGATTCATAGCAGATCCTACACTTATATTATCAAGAATGTATATCCTGATCCATCAGATGTTCTAGATCACATTCTTACTGATGATAACATTCTCTCTAGGGCAGAGTCTGTTACAAAGTCTTATGATGACTTTATAAATTATGCACATGAATATGATCAGAGCACTGCTTGGACACCTGAGATGAGGACTCATATTAATTCTGAATGGACAAGACGAGATCTTAAACGATTCCTTTATAGGGCAGTCGCCAATGTCAATATTCTAGAGGGCATTCGTTTTTATGTTTCTTTCGCTTGCAGTTTTGCCTTTGGTGAAAATAAACTTATGGAAGGATCTGCTAAAATCTTATCTCTCATAGCAAGGGATGAGTCACAGCATCTTGTTCTTACACAACAGATCTTGAAGAACTGGTCTGAAGGTAAAGATGATCCAGAAATGCAAGAGATAGCAAAGGAGGAGAAAGAAACAGTAGCAAATATGTTTAAGAACTGTGTCGATGAAGAGAAAGCATGGGCAAACTATTTGTTTAAGGAAGGTAGTATGATTGGATTGAATGAAAGACTACTACACAACTACGTAGAATGGATTGCTAACAGAAGGATGAAAGCAGTAGGTTTGAAACCTATATACGATCAACCCCTTAGAAATAATCCACTACCTTGGACTGAGCATTGGCTCACATCTAAGGGTCAGCAAAATGCACCACAAGAAACGGAGATTGAATCTTATGTCGTTGGAGGAATTAAACAAGATGTCACAAAAGACACCTTCGCAGGATTCTCCCTCTGATCCAGAATGGGACTTAGAGGAATTAAAAAAAGCAATAGTTGATAGTGCTGAAGAGTATGATAGGTTGTTAGATAAAGCAGGTCAACATGAACTGCCAAAAGGAACAGCAGAAGCAATGTGGGAGATGGAACGTCACCTGTGGGCACAAAGAGAAGGTAAGTACGACGAGTCTAGTTTTTAATGTATACAGCACTTCCACCAGAATTACATATTAAAAATAGTCCTGTTGCAGGACAGGGATTATTTGCTAAGGAGGATATCGATGCTATGATGTATCTTGGTGTCTCTCATGTTGTGGTGGATGGTGATATTATAAGGACTCCTTTAGGTGGATTTGTAAATCATAGTGAAGATCCTAACTGTGTGAAATGGTGTGTACAAGGAGATAAGAGTCAGATCTATTATATGAAAACTATTAAACGAATTAAAAAAGGAGAGGAACTATTCCTTAAATACACCTTTTATTCTATTGCTTGACTAAATAATTATGTCATGTTATCATGACAATACGTTCATCCCAAAAGGGACGCAAGTAAGCCGACTCGGAACGGATACGTTCATCTCATGTTAGAAATTTTAATCGCCACGTCTATTACATGTGCAGATATTGAGGGTCTTGTTGCTAGAGCAAAAAGTTATCCTGATCTAACTGAACATGAAAGACAAGAAATTATTGATCTTTATCAAATAGATCTTGTCGGAGACCTTGGATTAGAATGTAACTGGGACGCAAAAGTTGACTGAAGGAACGGGGCTACAATCCCTACTACTTTGGAGTAACACAATGGCACAAGTCACTTATCGTGGTGTCACCTATGACACTGACGAGTACCGCAAGATGGTACAGATCGAAGCACAGAAAAGAAACCATGATCTCATGTATCGTGGAATCAAGGTAAAACGAAAGTTTGCTTCAAAAAGTTAATCACATTTAAATGTGTTGATATACTAAGAGGGGTTGTGCCCCTCTTTTTTATGTGATAATATATACTATAACCTAAATTACAGGAGAGTCATGAAAATTTTTCTAGACTGTTCTGACCCAGATCTTATTGCTTCTGCATTTGAGACAGGATTAATCGATGGAGTAACAACGAATCCTACTCTGATGTTAAAAGCGGGAGACAATCCTAAACAAGTAATTAAAAAGATCTCAGAGATATTTCCTTTTCACGCTTCAGTATCTGCTGAAGTAGTTGGGGAAACTGCTGAAGAAATGCTTGTTATGGCAGAAGAGTATCTGGAGATCGGACCAAACATTACAATCAAAGTTCCTTGCACAGTTGAAGGACTAAAAACATGTAAGTCATTATCCGTGAGTGATGTTCATGTCAATGTAACACTAGTATTCAGTACAGCACAAGCAATCCTTGCTGCAAAAGCAGGAGCAACTTATGTTTCTCCTTTTGTTGGACGTGTATATGATCAGCATTGGGATGGAAGACACCTTATTGAGGAGATCGCAGATGTATTTGCTACTCACCAAGTTAAGACAGAAGTTCTTGCCGCTTCTATTAGAGAACCTGTTCAGGTCTCCGATTGCTTTAGAGTGGGAGCTGACATATGTACTATTTCGGTTCCCATTTTTTACCAACTTTATAAACACGTTCTCACTGACAAGGGGATAGAAAAGTTTGATAAGGATTGGCAAAAACTAGTAGGTGGTTAGGTGAACGGTAGATTAAACAAGGTGTCAATGGTCGCTCATATCATGAAAATGAAAACTGGGTTAGATCATGGTTGGTACCCTGAATGGGATGACAAACAACGAGGAGCAGCACAGAGGATACTGCTCAATGTATTAGAACATTTAGATGAGTATTGGGAGTAATGAAAGAAAAAAGGAGATTGCTATGAGTGGCGATATAGGATTAAAAAACGAACCCGTTATTTTTTACAGCGAAAAAATGACCATGGCAAAACTAATTTTACTAAGTCATAAGGGAATTCCTATTTCGTTATACAATAAGACCATAGAAAAACTTAATAAGTATGAGCAAAAAGAAATACTATGAGTTGGTCTATAAAGATGGTATGACTCACTCATCATACAATTACGAACTTATAAAAGAGATATGGAAACTCGATAAAGATCTTATATCTCATCTCAACCAAAAGGAATACAATGCAAAAAAGAAATCTTAAAACATTAATAGCAGATCTAGAACGAGCAATCGCAGAGATAAAAGCAGAGGTTTATTCAGATACTTCTGCTTATCGTATAGATAGTGGCGATGGAATAAGATCCTATGCCCAAGTTAATGATGAAGACGGAGAGTGCGACTAGTGAAAAAGATACGAAAACTTCTGAGGGAAGTTATGAGAACCCCTGGACCTATCAGGGTGCAACTTTTACTTCTGACGACATTAACGGTTTCTTCGGTTTCGTCTACAGGATTACTAATCTACAAACTGGCAAGCAATACATCGGCAGAAAATATTTCACACAGCGTCGTAAACCTAGAGGTGGTAAGAGAAGGGTTACGTCTGAGAGTGACTGGAAAAAGTACTACGGAAGCTCTGACGAACTTAAGGCAGATAGAAAGTTACTTGGAAACGCAGCGTTCAAGAGAGAAATAATCTCTTTACATACTACTCTCGGTAAAGTAAACTATGAAGAAACACGACAATTATTTTTAAATAATGTACTTACTGAAGCAAATGATGATGGATCACCTGCATTCTACAATTCAAATATCCTTGGAAGGTATATGCGAAAGGATTATTTTCAAACTGGTACATAGGTTGACGCTTTATAGATAGTTTGATATAATCACAAAGTAGTTGACTAAACTAGCAAAATTAATTACATGAACCCCTATCTAACAGCAATACAAGCACTTGAAGATTGTGTCAAGGATGCTTTAGAGAATAATGTTGATGCAAATATACAGACTGAGATCTGGAGACATTATCAAGGCATCAAAGGAATTGCAAAACAACTTGATCAGGATACAATAAGTTTTAATATCGATACTGATAATTTGTGTACCAAAACTGTTACATTTTCTGATCCTACAGATTTTCTAACAGGTCAACCAATTAACTTAAATTTGAACACTGAGACTGATACAGTTACATTCAACTAGTCTTTGCCAATAGACTATAAACTAGATGGTTTTTAACAGTAAGCTAGTTGCACATAGCGATTTAGACATTTTTTTAAGGGGGGGAGGTAATCCCCCCTTTTTCATTGCTTATCAATATCTTATGGCATTGATAAGGAATTTTAATAGACCGCACCTCTTGACAAAACTTAATCTTTTATATATAATATTGTTACAGTTCTTTACAAAGCACAATGACAGTTATTACTGAAGGCGGAGGTCGCCAGAACATGTATCCAACGGACGTACGTCCATACATTGATGAGTCTATCAACTACGATGGATATCCTCAGAATGCTGAGAAAGTAAATGGTCGTTGGGCAATGATTGGTTTCGTTGCACTCATTGGTGCGTACGCTACCACAGGACAAATTATTCCAGGTGTATTCTAAATGAACTACTGGAAGAACGCAGAACAAATCAATGGTCGCCTTGCGATGATGGGTTTCTTCGCTGCCGTAGTTAACTACGGTTTCACAGGTTGGGTAATACCTGGCTTATTCTGAGATAAAAGGTCTCTTACACCACTAGCAAATGTGTATAAAATGCTAGTCACTTTCTAACCCTATTACAAATCTAACGAAAGGAGTTTAAAACAATGACACCAGAAGCAGAAAGATTCAATGGTTGGGCAGCAATGCTCGGTTTCGTAGCAGCAGTCGGTGCTTACGCAACAACAGGAAACATCATACCAGGTATTTTCTAATGGCAAAAGCAGAGAAAAAAGTAGAAAATGCTAACTACGGCATTGAAAGAGAAAAAATCGTTGCTGAGAAACTTAATGGTAGATTCGCCATGCTCGGCATCATCGCAGCACTAGGTGCTTACTTTACAACAGGTCAAATCATTCCAGGTTTTGTATAATGAACAACAAAGACATCTTCGAGAGAGCAGTAGGTCGTCCCGCAATGTTGGGATTCATTCTCCTATGTGGAACCTACTTAACAACAGGTCAACTTATACCAGGTATTGTATAATGAAAAGACAACCTGTACCATTTAAAGTAGTACCTTACATCTTTATGTTAGCAGCAAGCATCAGTACAGTAACTGGTGTAATTGTTTAAAAGCATAAATACCTATTCATAAATGTCAACATAACAACACAAACGAATGAGCGACTTCATAGCCGACTCAAATACAATTTCACCATTAGCAGCAGTCCTCTGGATTTTTTATCCGATGACTGCTTTAGTGTTGATTGAACTAGTCTTAAGTGGTTTTAATGACGATGATGACGATGATGAAGGTGGTGGAGTAATGACACCAGTTTATCAAGGAGCACAAGCATGATCTATCAAATCACATTTTCTTAAATATACGCTGAGGAGCACAAGCACAAATGACTCAATTTTTACTTAAAAATGCAGGGTTTATGCCTATTTTTGAATTCATATTCTTTCTAACGGTAGGGATCACATGTGGATCACTAGGATTAATTTAATGTTACAACAAATACCATTTAGATTTTATAATCTAATCTAAATAAATTTGTATTTTTATTAAATCTTATGCTAACAGATCTCTATCAAGATATGGAAACTCTCAATGCCTTATATGAGGAACTCTGTTGGGATCCAGAGAAACCTTTAGAATTTAAAGCAGACTTTGAGAATGACCAAATCATTATTAAATTAAAAAGAGACTAAATATATTTGAGTTCGAGATGGATCAGGGAACCTTGACGGTTCCCTTTTCTATTGGTATAATAAGAGAGCAATGTTTGAAACCGTCCTAATACTTACTGCACTACCATTCGTAGGTCTAACACTTTTCTTCGGAACAAAGGGTGGATACTATGACACAGATAAATATTCAGGTGACGGTTGTGCTCACGACGTAAAACGATGATCTTTTTATCCAAACCTTCAGTCTACTTACTTCCTGGAACATGGGAGGCACCTGGTGTAGACTATCCTTTCCCCACTATATCAGCAATCACTACTCTAGTAATACTAGGATTGGCAACGTGGGTTGTTACATTATCTAAATCTAAGCGTAAAAAAGCATGATAAAAGGCATCTTTAATTACATAAAGGAAGTTAAAGACGCTGCTAAATATCTGTTGCAGGGTTTCTCTGTAACACTATCCCATATGGGTAGAAGACCTGTCACGGTTCAGTATCCATATGAGAAACTCATACCCTCAGAAAGATATCGTGGTCGCATACACTATGAGTTTGATAAGTGTATCGCATGCGAGGTATGTGTTAGAGTCTGTCCTATAAATTTACCAGTCGTTGACTGGGTAATGAATAAACAGACGAAGAAAAAAGAATTAAGAAATTATTCGATAGATTTTGGTGCTTGCATATTCTGTGGAAATTGTGTAGAATATTGCCCTACAAATTGTCTATCAATGACGGAGGAGTATGAACTTTCTACATTTGACAGACATCAACTCAACTATGATAATGTCGCTCTTGGACGATTGCCCACTAATGTTACAAGCAATCCCAATGTTAGGTCACTTCGTGAACTTACATATCTCCCCAAGGGTGAAATGGATCCCCATACAGTAAAGGACAGTGATCCTAGAGTTGGTAAACTTCCATCAGAGGTACTTGATTGGATGACAAAATAAACTTGACAAGATACAAAACTTCATATATAATATATGTGTCTTGAAAAACAGACATTTCTCTTCCCTTTAACCGAGACCTGTGGGGAAGTAAAGCAAGTCTCTCATACCGATCAGTGAAGGGATTGATCGGAATATAGTATCGCACTACCCTTTGTGCCCTACTTATTTTTTAACGTCCTCATGACAACTATAGCAAAAAGGGAACAAGGTCTCCTACAGGGATGGCCTCAGTTCTGCGAATGGGTAACTTCAACAAACAACAGAATTTATGTTGGTTGGTTCGGAGTGCTCATGATTCCATGCTTACTCGCAGCAGCAGCATGTTTCATCGTTGCTTTCGTAGCAGCACCTCCAGTCGACATCGACGGAATCAGAGAACCAGTTGCAGGTTCATTCTTATATGGTAACAACATCATCTCTGGTGCAGTTGTACCATCATCAAACGCAATTGGTCTACACTTCTACCCAATTTGGGAAGCAGCAACAGTAGACGAGTGGTTATACAACGGTGGTCCTTACCAGTTGATAATCTTCCACTTCTTAATCGGTATCTCAGCATACATGGGAAGACAGTGGGAACTATCATATAGACTAGGTATGCGTCCTTGGATCTGTGTTGCATACTCTGCACCAGTTTCAGCAGCATTTGCTGTATTCTTAGTATACCCATTTGGTCAGGGTTCATTCTCTGATGGTATGCCTCTAGGTATCTCTGGTACATTCAACTTCATGTTCGTATTCCAAGCAGAACATAATATCCTAATGCACCCATTCCATATGGCAGGTGTAGCAGGTATGTTCGGTGGAGCACTATTTGCAGCAATGCACGGTTCACTTGTAACATCTTCTCTAATCAGAGAAACAACTGGTTTAGAGTCACAGAACTATGGTTACAAGTTCGGACAAGAAGAAGAAACATACAACATCGTGGCAGCACACGGTTACTTCGGTAGATT